CACGACTTTTTGTGCATGACCTAAATCTTTTGGGAGGATAAGGCTAAGATCGTCGCCCGTCTTCTCAGAGAAGTACGTAGCCCCAACAGCCAAAGCAATATCCTGCATAAGCTCGTGCTGCTTGTATCCGAAGTTTGGGGGAGGGACGTTACAGAACTTTAATCCGTTCTTCATAACATTGGCCGCTAAAGTGTTTATCATATTCACGCTACACGTTCCAATGATAAGTAGCTTCTCATTCTTCTGAACCACATCCTTCAAGACATTCTCGATCTGCATGATGTTATTTATCTCAGCATCGCATACTAAAATCTTCACATCCTCAAGCACACACTCATCCTTCTTGTGGTTGTTGATGAACAAAGGGGAGCTATACCCACGGTCAACTTTAATACCCGTAGTAATGTCAGCATAGGTGTCTGCCGTCTGAGAACGCTCCACCGTGACAATGCCATCCAACCCAACCTCGTTATAGGTATCCGTGATAAGCTTACCCAAACTCTTGTCGTTGTTTGCAGAGATAGTGGCTACATCCAAAAGCCTCTTGCCCGTAACCTTACGAGATCGCTTCTCTAACTTTTTAATTACCTCGTCAACCTTCTCTCGGATGATACCAATGACCTCCGTAGCATTCACGTCGCCAGACATATGCTCTATGCCAGAACGAACCAAAGCTTCCGTAAGAACAATAGCCGTGGTGGTTCCATCACCAGCAATGGAAGCTGTCTTGTTAGCAGCCTCCTTTACCATGCGTACAGCTATGTTCTCAACGGGATCGTATAGATCAATACTCTTAGCTACAGTGACCCCATCCTTCGTGACAGTTAATCCGCCAAGGTGGTTTGTAGATTCAATGATGACAGTCTTGCCTCGTGGGCCCAGCGTACTCTTAACTGCTTTAGAGATAGCAGTGATCCCGCTGATAAGTTTTGCCCTGCCCTCTTCGTCGAAGGAAAGGTCTTTAGCAATATACCCTTGCTCTTGCATTTGAAATAAAATTAAAGTTAGTGGAACAAATGTATAACAAAAATTCTATACTGAAATAAATAACAAGGAAAAAGTTAACAGGGTATAGGCGATAACTATTAGATTCAATTTGGAGTTCTCCTCCAAAGATCGATAGCGGTAAATAAGCTTCTTCATTTTAAATTAATTTGGGCGCAAAGATAATGTTAGTATGTTAAAGTTTATCTCCACTGAACTACTATATATATTTACTACTTCTCTTTTCTTTTTTTTATTTATTTTATTGACTTTAATTTTAACATTTTAACATTAAAAGAAGTAAGAGATTAAGAACCAATAACTTAAGAGAAAAAAGATTAACATGAGATTAACATTAGAATGACCTTAACTAACATTTTAAGGTAAAAAAAGGGAACCCGTTAAGATTCCCTCGATTAATGTGATGGGTATAGTGAATTAAAAATTCAACTGTCTGAAGTTTTTCATGTTCTCAGCTACCTCGATTCCCTCAGCAATCTGATTAACCTTGCGGTCATTATCTACCGCTCTTTTAATGCGAGCCGCTTTAGCGATTCCTGATTCTGATGGGTATCTGTCGTTGATCAGTCTACCATTCTTAACTCTTAATCCGTCTAAGTCTGTGAAATTTCTATCCATAGTTTCTTTGTTTGAGACAAAGGTAATAAAAAAATATTAGATGTCCTGGGGTTGAGGGTTATTATAGGTCACACACGAGGTATGCGTCTGAGGAAAGTGATTTGTTTTCGAAGGGGGGGGTGATGTTTTCAAAAATTTCTTTGGAATGTTTCAGGTTTTCTGATTGGCTCGGCTCGGCTCGGCTCGGCTCGGCTCTCATGCTCGGCTCGTTCCTTTCCTCGTTCCAGGAAAGCACCAATGTGTTACCTGGTAACCACATCTCCTCTCCTCCTTCCCCTATATTGAAGGTGAATAACCTTGTTGAGAGAGAGAGACACAAGGGCTAAAACACCAACGAACACTGACATCCACAAACGATTCACATATTTCTTAAACTTTTTTCCTCAGTGTTTGCGGGAGTTGTAGAGCATTTATGCACATTTTATGCTATGTTTTGTCGAACCATAGAAGTTATGCTATATCTTTGCTTCAGAATTAAACATTTAATACTAATTTAATACACAATACCATGAAAGAGTTAAACGAGTTTTTAGGCAAGTTAGATGCTTGTAAGGTCTTAGGAAGAATCGACAAGAAGACCATCACTATCCTTTCTCCACAAGGAGATGAGTTGAGAGTCAGCTACTACATTAAGACTGACGAGAATGGTCTGATGAACGATGACCTTGTGTTCCAAGCAGTGATGACTATAGGTACGGACAAGAGATGTATGGCGCATTTCGGAGCGACAAATGGCGCGGAGAACCAAGCGATTGTGAGATGGGTACAATCTAAAGCAAGAGCGATTGAGGATGCGCGAGACGAGGAAGTGAGAGCGATAGATGATGCAGTCAGCCAATGGTTGAGATAGTAACACTGATAGACCCACAAGCGGAGTCAGCGCGTGACTCGGAAACTCCGAGAGATGGATTCGCTCCCATCCTCCGCTCTAATTATTAACTAATCTAATTTAAGATGACTTTACAAGACAAAATTTACCACACGAACGAGATGGCTAATGCTATCCAACGCAGAGAGGAGTACTACGATATTGTAGAGACACCTATTACTACTTTCTCTAAAGTAAGACACATCGAGTTACCTACACCACAAGTTGCGGGTACGATGACACAACAACGTAGCTATGCGATGGGCAAGGCAATGGACATCCTTCAAAACTTATCACTATGAACAAAGCACAAAACATAATGCGTCAGATATACGACACATACGCTACGTATGGAGTCTACGCAGTCGAAGGTCAAAGGACTGACACCTACCACGACCATATGCTCTACTCATACGAACGTGCTAAGAGTCTATATGCAGAGGCTGAAGGATGTGTTGATGACGAGTATTCGATGGACGAACTATTGGACGCTTTAAACGATGAACTTAAATACATCAATCACTTCAAGAAGATTCACGTTCTCCTTGCAACAATACCTACAACAATATGAATTTAGCATAACCAACAAGCAGAGTCAGTGCGTGACTCGGGGAGATTCGCTCCTCCCCTCTGCTCTAATTATTAACTAATCTAATACACTATGACAAAATCAGAATACAAACACCTTGCAAACCAACGCTCGTTTGACTTAGAAAGAGCTATTGAACGGATAGAAAAGCAAGACGCCTTAATCAAAGACCTAAGAGAGACCATCCTTGCATATTCATCAAGAGTAAATATGTATGAAAAAAAGGTAGGTAAGCTACGCAAAAACTTAGGAGAAGAGATGGACACTATGTCTAAAATTAAAAACCTATTAAAATGATAACATACGACATATCAATCAAGCGTGGCAATCGCTACGTATACAAGACCAAGACGTTCAACAGCGACCTACACTTCTCAAGATGGTACGACAAGGTGAGCGCCTCAGGAGTAAAAATAATCGACACATTTAAGAAAGCATGAACACATATAAATTATTTGTAAACGGAGCGTTTCTAAACCAAACAAACAACTATACCTATGCGATGAATCGTGGATTAGGAATAGCGATGCATCTTGGTCTTGATTTTATCAACACACAAAGCGACTCTATCATAGACAAATGGAGTGATGGAAAAAACCAAGTAATAATACAGAAATCATGAAATACGCAAGACGATGCTCGATAACGAGCGAAGGAATGAACAAAGGTTGGGTGTGGGGAGATGGTGTCTTCTACACCAAGTATGAGAAGGATACCTTAGCTGAATGCAGAAGGGATAGGAAAGAAATTTTATCTGAGATAGATGAACTTATACCGAATAACGCACAAGACATAGAGATGTGGGATGAGTTAGAGGGAGCAATAAGTAGGGCAGAAGAGGGTAAGGAAACGGATGAAGATTTATTGCTTATAGCATATCAGCAAGACTACATATACTACACTGAATGGGAGGATGAGAGCGAATACCAATACGAAGAAGTTTACGGAGAACTAATTGAAATACAATGACATTATGAATAATAAAGAAAAGATACGACTCGCCTACGGCAGTACGTTAATGGATGGAGGATACACTATATGGGATAGTCACGACGAGTGTTACAAGGGATATATCATTGGTGGAGTAGAACACGGCAGTTCGTGCGATAAGCACGGCTACAACTCTTTCACCACACTATATGTCGAGTATGCCGTCCTGCTTACGGAAAATCTATTTAGGGAATCTCTCCTTAAATATAAGGAAGGTCTTCAAGGGGGAACTCTAATAGAAAGAGTCTTTGCTTTTGGCACTTGGCTAAAAGGAGGGCGAATATACTTCGATGTAGTGGAGTGGGTTGAGACTAAAGGTGAGGCAGAGAAACTTGCTATTAAACGTGGTCAGAAAGCCTACTACGATGTGTTAAACAAGAAGGATATACACCCAATAAAATTATGAATATAACAAACAAAATTATAGCCTACGAGATGGGTAAGTTAAACGATGTCGATAGCTTAGAGTTATTCTCTGAGTTAATCAGATCGGGCATGGCTTGGACATTACAAGGTCATTATGGAAGGACTGCTACGTCTTATATAAACGAAGGATATATAGATGGAGATGGTGAAATAATCCACGACATAGTAGGTGATGACAAACCTATGTGTGCTAATTGTGGAGAGTACGAAGTAGAGGTTGAAGGTCAGCCTTGCTCTAAAGAATGTCGCGATGAGTACATCGCAGACTGGTTAACTGAAAGATAAAATGAATATACACAAAAAAAGAGTGAACACGCTCAATAAAAAGTGTTGGGATATCTTCAATGAGTATGGAGGATATGACTACAACGATGAGATGCTATACCAACTTGAGGGATTAGCAGACTCTGAAGGTGAATGTATGAACGAAGAAGACTGGGAGAATATGGTAAAGGAAACCGAGACTACCTACACATGGTTCAAGCACATAGAAAAGATCCGAATCTTACAAGAGAGCATACCCGAATCTTTATACTGCTGATATGAAAGAACAAATCAAAGGGTTAATTGAGTACGCCAAAAACCCAAAGTACTCAGAAGAGGGAGATAACTATTTATCTGATGGGCAGATGTTAGACATTATCCTCGAACAATTAGAAAAATTAGTAAAATGAAACACTACAATGGAAGCGAACTCCTATGGAGCATAGAGGATGTCCAAGCACAAGCAGACAACCTTGACATAGAGTTAAATGTAGAAGAGTCGGAGAACATCCTTACCTCTACGTTTAAGGACAATGAATACCTAATGCAACTCATCAACGAGATGATTACCGATAGCATATTAACCTTTAACGCATTAAGAAATAATGAACAATAACAAACTAATAGCAGAATTTATGGGGTACGAAGTGAAGTATGACAAATGCTATTCGCCTAAGCATAATGATGGAACGATTGCACCAATGCAATTCGATAGCTCATGGGATTGGTTGATACCCGTAGTAAATAAGATTGAGATGGAGTGTGAAGGCGTACCACTTCAACTTATAGACATTAGTTTCTACGATGAGATACATGAAGTGTATTGGGCGGTAGTAGAATTTATTAAAACATATAACGATGAAAAAAACTGAAGAATTAATTAAGGAGGTGGCGCGAGAAATAGTCATGCTCTTGATAGAAAAGAACAAAGCGTATGGAGATACCGCTAACGATCCGCCAAAGATATTTTCTAAGCTATCAGCTAAGGAAGGAATCTTAGCGAGGATAGACGATAAGTTAAGCAGAATAAAAACTGTTGGCTTGAATGATAAGACAGAGGATACTCTGTTAGATTTAATAGGATACCTAATTCTTTATAGAGTACAATGTAAAAAAGATGAGTAAAGAACAGACAATCAAGAACCAAGCTAAGGTTATCAAGGAACTTTGGGGTGAGTTACAAACCCTCAAGCGCATACTGATCGATGAGTACCCATTGCAATGGCGTGACATACAAACCAAACTACCTCCGTATGTCCAACAAGAGTAAATAACTGAACACCTTTGGTACAAAAAGTGAACACGACTGATACATTTGTACCAATAGTGAATGAACTCACCTAATAGCATAACTAAAAGTGAAAATAAAATGAAAATAGTATGCATAAAACTTGCGTGTTCTACACTAAGTTTGTACCTTGCATTACTTAAATTTAATAAACATGAAAAAAGAAATATTTAACAACTATGCTACGGCGGTAGCGAAAGAATTTAACATCAGCGTACCAGAGATGTTCGAGGGTTCGAGGGCGAGGGAGTGTGTAGACGCAAGGTTCCTGCTCTACTACCTATGTATGGAGAGACCTATCCGCACCTCATATATACAGAGGTATCTCAAAGAAAAGGGATTGGATATATGTCACTCTACTATCCTTCATGGATATAAAAAAGCTAAGGCTTTGGTAGAGTCTGATCCCGACTACAAAAATTTAGCTAAACAAATTTCTCGTGTATAGTTACACCGATCTTTATCATCAAGCTATAAGAGATAGAAGGTCGTGCTATAGGAGGGATAGCAACAAAGAGTCTATACTTTCTTACGGCATGATGCTACACAAGTATAAAGACCTTATCACTATCCTCAACACTACGAAAGCTGGGGGCTACTATGCTGACGCTACGTCAGACGAGTTAGAATATCTCTTCACTCATGGGTGGCGCAAGGGTGTCCTTATGATAGCTATAGATAACTACACAAGGAAGTTAGATGTCATCGAGTTTAAGATACAGAACGAGATGAACACTCGCAAGAACGATAAGTTTATTCGGGGGTTAAAGAACTCACGAGATAAGCTACTACTAAAATATACTAAACGCAAATCAGAATTAAAATTAATTAAAAATGAAGAATAATATTTACAAACAACTATCCTCTATCGATATCAAAGGAAAGGTAGAGAAGAAAGGTAAGCACGACTATATGTCTTGGGCTACCGCATGGCATCTAATCAAGAGTGAATACCCACAAGCACAACGTAAGGTATACGAGTGTGAAGAGACTGGGTTAAACTTCTTTACCGATGGAAGGACTGCTTATGTAAAGGTGGGAATAACTATCGAAGGCATAGAGCATGTAGACTACCTACCTGTTATGGACTTTAGAAACAAGTCTATCCTCTTGGATAAGGTTACCTCTATGGATATCAACACTACGATACAGAGGTCTACTGCTAAGGCTATAGCTATGCATGGATTAGGACTCAGTCTATGGATCGGTGAGGACTTAAACAAAGTTATCTCTGAGCCTACTCCTACCCCTAAGAAAGCCACCAAGAAAGAGGCTACCTCTTTAATTTTAGATATAGGTGATGAGAATTGGGCAAAAGTTCTTAAGTTTGTCGCCGCGAATAAAGAACTTGGGTTACCAAAAATCGTCAAGACTTTGGAGCAGAAGTATAGCATCAAGGCTATGGTAAAAAAGGAATTAAGTAAGCACGTATGATGAAGGAGATCCTTGCAAAGCTACAGATAGATGAGCATTATTACGGAGAGTTCGGTCAGCAATGGCTATCCAACTCCAACATATATACTCTTCTCAACGAGCCACACCTCTTTGGTAAATCTAAAGAGATGACTAAAGCTATGCTTATCGGGAGGTACTTCCATACCGCTATGCTTGAGCCTGAGAAGCTATCTTCTCCTGAGTTTAGTTCCATAGACTCTGGCAGTCGCAACACTAAGATATATAAAGATGCTATCAACGAGCAAGGCGTAGCCTTACGTATGCTTACCAAAGAAAAGGAGGCTACGGACTGCGCTATCTCTAAGATGAAAAGCAACTTAGATTTCTATGATGCCATCTACCAAGAGGAGAATACGTTTGAAGTTCCTGCGGTGACAGAGATTATGGGCTTGAAGTGGAAGGGTAAGGCAGATATAGTTACGCCTGATATCCTTATCGATCTCAAGACCACCTCCAATATCCGCGACTTCAAATACTCAGCGCGTAAATACAACTACGATAGCCAAGCGTATATCTATCAGCAGTTGTTTGATAAACCTTTGGTGTTCTATGTGGTAGATAAACTCAGCCTTCAGTTAGGCGTCTTCTATCCTTCTGAGAACTTCCTTGCTAATGGTAGGGATAAGATTGAGAGGGCTATGGAGGTATACAACACCTACTTCGCTGAGGGTTCAACAATAAGTATCGATGATTACATTCATAAAGAAACTCTTTAAGAGTAAAAACAATAGTGTAGTGTGGTTGAAAGTTCCAACCAACCTTACTACACAAGCCGAAAGAGATCGACTCATGGAGGCTACAACAGATAAGTTGGAGCAAATAATTTATAAATCATTTTAATTATGGCAGACGAAAAAATTTATGTCGGCAATGGTATCTCTAAGTTTGATGGAGACCAGGTAGAGTTCAGCTTAGATCTAAGCAACCCAGCAATCAAAGAACACATGTTCGAGTTTAATGGGAAGAACTATTTAAAGTTAATTGTGGGGGCTAAGAAGGATGGTGCTGATGAGTATGGAAAGACTCATTGGGTACGCATCAACACTTGGAAGCCTGACGAGAAGAAGGCTGCTCCTTCCAAAGCTAAAGCTGAGGAGGAGGAGATGCCATTCTAAACCACAGGTTGAGGAATAAGGAAGGGGACTTCGCGTCCCCTTTTCTTTCTCCTTTCCAATGTTAAAATGGTAAACTACTACCCCTCTTCTACTTCTTATATAAAAAAATCAAATCCCTCTCTTCTCTTTTCTCTTTACCCTTACTTTTATATTAACATTTTAACATTAAAAGAAGATAAAGAACTAATAGTAAGAGAGTTAAGTAAAATTAAATTAACATTAAATCAACATAGAGTATGTCAAAAGTTACCATATTCAAAGACATTAAGGATACCGAGCAGCCTTTCTACCGGGAGGCGGTAGTTATCCTAAGCAGAATTAAAGAAGGATCAAGTAAGGACTTGGTTAAAAAGATCCGACAAGAGAAAGATAAGTCGGCAAGGAATTTATTAAAGCAGTCTCTTCCCGCTATATGTTTCAGTGGGATGTTCACCAAGAGAACGGACTCTGCTATATCAGAACATAGTGGTTTAATATGTCTTGACTTTGATGGGTACAAGACTAATAAAGATATGCTTCAAGAGAAGGAGAGGCTGTCTAAGGACAAGCACGTATACTCTGTGTTTATTTCTCCAAGCGGCAATGGGTTAAAGGCGGTGGTAAAGATTCCAACAGAGGTTGATGACCATAAAAAATACTTTAACTCTTTAGAGGTTCATTTCAACAGCCCAAACTTTGATAAGACTTCAAAGAATATATCGAGGGTGTGTTATGAATCTTACGACCCACTTATTTATATCAACGAGCTATCCAGTGTATGGGAAAAGATTGAGGACGTTGAATACCAGGAGGTAGTGAAGTATAAAGATCGCCCTACTATACCTATCACTAACGAGAATAAAATTGTAGAGATCCTTCTCAAGTGGTGGGATAAGAAGTATGGTATGACAGATGGAGAACGTAACAACAACGTATACGTATTGGCTTCGGCATTCAATGACTTCGGGGTGAATCAAAACTTAGCCGAGTATGTCATGGGTAACTACGCTACTGAAGATTTCCCTTTGGATGAGATCCTTAGAACCATCTCCTCTGCCTACTCACATAAACAAAACTTCGGCACTAAGTATTACGAGGATGAGGATAAGGTCAACCATATAAAACAAAAGTTCCGTCAAGGTGTCAGCAAGAAAGAATTGAAGGAGCAGTTGGAGAAGGAAGATATATTGGTTGATGATCTCGAGGGCGTTCTTCTTAGGATAGAGGACGAGAACGCTAAGCAAAAGTTCTGGACCAAGTCAGAGAAGGGTGCTATAAAAATTATACATATAGATTTTAAAAAATTCTTAGAGGAGAATGGGTTCTATAAATTCAACCCGGAGGGTAGTAAGAACTATGTCTTTGTAAAGGTTACCAACAACCTTATCGACCACACTTCAGAGAAAGAGATAAAAGATTTTATCCTCAGCTATCTCTTGGAAGAGGATGATACCAGTATATACAACCACTTCGCTGACCAGACCCGATACTTCCGAGAGGAGTTTCTCACACTGCTATCTTCTATAGACGTCTTCTTTATTGAGGACACCCTCGATGCTTCTTATCTTTACTACAGAAATTGCGCTGTTAAAATTACTAAAGACGAGGTCACCCCTATAGACTATATAGATTTAGGGGGGTACGTATGGAAGGATCATGTCATAGACAGGAACTTTACCATATGCGATGTGATTGCTTGTGATTTTCAAACCTTTGTGAGCAACGTCTCGGGAGGTGATGATAAGAGGACTCGTTCTTTTTTCTCTACCATAGGGTACTTGCTTCATGGATACAAGAATCTCTCCTACTGTCCAGCCGTTATACTAAACGATGAGGTTATCTCGGAGAACGGAGACCCAGAGGGGGGGACAGGTAAGGGATTGTTAATGAAGGGCATCTCGGAGATGAAGAAGCTGGTGGTGATAGATGGAAAGTCTTTTGATTTCTCTAAGTCTTTTGCCTACCAGTTGGTTTCTGCTGACACTCAGATACTGTGCTTCGATGACGTCAAAAAGTTCTTTGATTTCGAGAGGTTGTTCAGTGTGGTTACAGAGGGTTTAACTTTAGAAAAGAAGAACAAGGACGCTATCAAGATTCCTTTCAGTAAATCCCCGAAGGTAGCTATCACTACCAACTATATAATTAAAGGCAGTGGAAACTCTTTTCAGCGCAGGAAGTGGGAGTTAGAACTCTCGCAGCACTACACTAAAGAGTTCACCCCTTTGGTTGAGTTTGGGAAACATTTCTTTGGAGAGTGGGATGATAACGAGTGGTGCCAGTTCGATAACTTTATGATCAGCTGCCTTCAGTTATACTTAGAGAAAGGTTTACTAAGGAGTGAGTTTAAAAACAAGGATTATAAAACATTCTTGCATGCTACTTCAACTGATTTTGTAGAGTGGTGTGATATTAAAGACGACTCTAATAGTTTTCTTGTTGAGAATGAAATCGTTCACGTTAACACGTTATACTACAACTTCATAGAGGAGTACCCCGACTACGGTCCTCGATCCAAGATGGCTATCTCACGCCAGCATTTCTTCAAAAACTTAGTGGCTTACAATGTATATAAGTACAAGTGTAAACCCTTTAGCCCTGTTAGAGATTCAATAGGTAAAAGGATACAGTTTGTAAACGCAAGTTTCTATCTTGAACAAGGGAAACTACTATGATAAAATTTAGAGACTATCAAACAGATATCATAGAGAAAGCCTCTAAGATTATCTCACGCCATCGCTTTGTATACTTAGCTATGGAGGTGCGTACAGGTAAGACGCTTACGAGTTTAGGTATAGCTGAGAGGATAGGCATGACTAAGGTTTTGTTTATCACAAAGAAGAAAGCTATCTCCAGTATCGAACATGACTATGAGCTATTAAACCCAGGCTTTCGGCTCACCGTAATCAACTACGAGTCTTTACATAAACTTCCTACCAGGGGGTGGGATCTTATTGTTGCTGATGAGGCTCATGGCATGGGTGCTTTCCCTAAACCAAGTGGTAGAGCTAAGAGGTTTAAGGAGTTTATCTTTCACTCCAATCCTTATGTCATCTTACTGAGCGGGACACCCACTCCGGAGGCATACTCGCAGATGTACCACCAGGTATACTCTATCCCGAACAACCCCTTCCGTAGGCACAAAAGTTTCTATAAGTTTGCTCATGAGTATATCCATGTAACGAAGCTTAAGGTTGGCGGCATGTTTGTTAACGACTACTCTCGCGGATCGGAAAAGATTATCGAAGAGATGAAGCCATATACCATACGCTTCACTCAGAAGGATGCGGGGTTCGTGGTTGATACCAAAGAACACATCCTTGAGGTTGATATGTCTGACACTATTAAGGGCGTTATAAAGACTCTTAAAAAAGATTTGGTAGTGCAGGGTAAGGATGAGGTTATCTTGGCTGATACAGCCGTTAAACTTATGACTAAGGTACATCAGCTATGCAGTGGCACTGTAAAGTTTGAGAGTGGAAACTCTAAAGTATTAGATCTTACCAAGGCTAAGTTTATAAAGAAGCATTTCAAGGGCAAGAAGATAGGGGTGTTCTATAAATTCAAGGAAGAGCTGAACGCTTTGAAGGAGGTCTTTGGTGATGACCTATGCACAGAGCTGCCTGACTTTACGGACTCGGACAAACACATAGCCCTTCAGATTGTAAGTGGGCGCGAGGGTATCTCATTGCGTCAGGCTGATGCTTTGGTATACTATAACATAGACTTCTCAGCGACAAGCTATTGGCAGTCAAGAGATCGTATGACTACCAAGGATAGATTAAAGAATGATGTGTACTGGATCTTCAGTAAAACCGGTATAGAGCACGAGATCTATAAGGCTGTCATAAAGAAAAAGGACTACACTCTCAACCATTTCAAGAGAGATCTATTAACTTTGTAACAATGACAGAGCAACAAATTCAATCTAAACGTATCAAGCAATTAGAATCTGAAGGGTACTACGTAATTAAATTAATTAAAACAAATAAGAATGGGATACCAGATTTGATAGCCATCCCTCCCGACTGCGGAGTAATTTTCTCTGAGGTAAAAACATCTAAGGGAAAGCTGTCGAAGCTACAGGAATATAGACTACAAGAATTAGAAGCACATGGAGTTACCACAGAAGTATATAGAGGTTAAAGAGTTCGATGTATCAGATGCTTTCTTTGATAAGCTTCAGGAGATCGGACTGGAAACGGCGGTAGCTATTTCTAAATCTATATCTCACAGTCAGATAGAACTCCCTGATGATGACCGCATCTCCCACACTATAGGGGGTGTTGCTTCTACTGATCATGAAGACGTTCCTTTCTCTATAAAATTTATTAAAATAGAATCCGAGGTTGTATTGCTTACCGATATAAATCTAATCAGTATGGATGAATACTTAGACCTCATTAACTTAAATTTATATATCAAAAATTATGATGAACACACAACGAGTGGCGCTCCTGAAGGAGATAGTGAACCAAGCCTTTGAACTGAACGTAGACCACAGGTCACGCAAATCAGAATATATCATGGCTCGCGCTATCTGTTACAAGATCTTGAAAGAAGAGTGTCAGATGACTTCTGCCTTTATAGGTAGACAGTTTAATAAAAACCACGCAACGATCTTACACAGTATAGAAGAGTTCCCATGGATGCTTAAGGCTGATAAGGAAATGGAAAGAACCTACCGTAAAGTATTAGATAGATGGCTGAGTAAGTCTGCGGATCTGCCTGATGTTAACCCTGTTATGTTGAAAAAAGATTTACGAAAGTTGGAGGAGAGAAATAATCTGCTTAATTTAGCGTTGCTTGAGGTTAAAGAACAGGTAGATAAGTTAAGTAAAGACAACAAAAGATACTTTACTTTAGTTAAGAAGCTTGAGAAAAGTGTACCTGAAGATAGATTAAAAAGAATCGAGAAGAAAATATACGACATCATCAATGGTTTTATCTGATTGCAAATACACTATAGAAGATATAGATAAGGTAGTAGAGTTCTCCACTTGGAGTCTTAAGAAAAAGATAGACACCCTACTTCGTATTGACTGTATTATGTATACCAACTTAGGTATAGACTCTACTAAAAGCGAAAGGTTAGAGACTAAACGTCGCTCTCGATCTATATATAAAGCCATTAAAAAGTTAGACGAGGTGACAGGTCGAGCGCTTTTAATTTCTGAAGACAAACCCTAATGCCTGTACACCCCGACAATAAGGTTACTATACAGCATATAAACTATGTGTCCAATCTCATCCACGACTATGCCGACACCCTGTACGAGGGGTTGATGGACAGGGAGTATGATGAGGTGAAAGAAGAGGCACAAGAACTTATCAAGTTGTTAGCCGACCTTCTCGCATCCTTAGCTGAAGAAACCTAATGGTCTCGTAGCTCAACTGGATAGAGCACCTCCCTTCTAAGGAGGCGGTTTGGGGTTCGAATCCCTGCGGGATCACAACTAATCACCCATGGCTTACAAAAATAAAGAGGACCAGGCTGCGTGTTCTAAAAAGTTTTATGAAGAAAACAAAGACAAGATAAAGTCTAACGTAAAGAAAAGGAACGCAGCTCAGAATATAAGGAACCGTGCTTACATCAAAAAAATAAAGATGGCTTCGGGATGTATAGACTGCGGGGAATCTAATTATGTGGTGTTAGACTTTGATCATGTAAAGGGGAATAAGATTAAAAATATATCAGCTATGGTACACCAGTCTTACTCTATTAAAACTATACAAAAAGAAATAGATAAGTGCGAGGTGAGATGTTCCAACTGTCACCGAGTAGCTACCCATAACCGACGAATAGAAAAACAAAATGAAGAAACCAATAGCTAAAGAACTACATGCGTTTGCACAAGAGATAGCCAGGCGCTACTCACGTACAGATCGTGAGGGAAATGTGAACAAGGAGGCTTTTTATGTCCAGGACGTTATCCCTATGTCGGACCACACGGCTGTCATAAACTTTGTTAAGAGCACGGGCAAGATAGGAGTAGCCTTCTGCTACTATATCAACAGGGGTGCATCCAAGGGATGGAAGTACTTCTTCCCCACCGACTCTCATGTCAGTGGGTTCCAAGCATTCTTTATATACAAGACCGAGGCTGAGCGTAAGAACTACGACAAGAACTTCTAACGTCTCCCGCGTTTATCCCTATCTTTTCTTCTTTTTTCCTCTTCCCTTTTCTTTCTACTGGTTTCAGTATCTCTTTCAGCATCCCTTTCTTCTCGAGTTTTAGGGGCTGACTGTGTGTCCCTTTCATTACCTTCTATTACGTAATCACTGTAGTTAAGCAGTCTCAATATAGCTTCTTGTGTGTCAGAAGCGTCTGCTGCTTTCTCAATATTTTTATAGAAGCGAGTGATATTATACAATGGTATTCTCCCTGCTAAAGCAAGCTCACCTATACGAGTAGTCATGCGAATGAAAGCTTCTTCTTTTTTCTCCGGGTCTTTTAATCTATTCCACTTAAGGTACTGCTCATTGATCTCTCCAAATGCATCGAACACAGGTAGAGTCCCTACATCTTTTCCATAAGTCCTTCCTGCTAACGTGTTAGATAGTCCTTGTAAGATATCTCCTACGAGGAAGAGAGAGTTGAAGTTACCTAAGATAGCTGCCCTGGCTATATCTTTATTGTCTTCTTCATCCCATCCCGCGAGACCCATTCCTGCTGCTACAAACTGGAATCCTACAGGCATCATCACATGATACATCAAGAATTTATTTAACCCACCCATAAACTGCTTAAGGTTTTTATCTCTAAACCCTCTACGCATATTGCGGAGCCCAGACATTTCTTTTCTAAGGTATTGCTTGGGAGAAGTCTTAAACATATTAAGCGCTCTGTTAAACGGAGAGCTTGTCTGGAAGTAATCCTTATCTGTCACATCCATAGACTGCTGAGTAGACTTTGTGTCTGACTCAAACTTACGCACCGCATAATCTATAGCCTCTTGGGGGGTAGCTTGCGGGTTCTCTCGCATAAACTCAGCCTTATAGTAGGAGTAGTTAGGCATACCTCCTAAGTATATAGCGGTTATATCACCCGCTTTTACAAACCCCATCATGAGATTAACAAAGAAACTCCCCGCTCCTTTAGTGAACACTCCTGACGCTGGGTCACTGCCGTCTAATCCTTTAGCACTGTACGCTTCTATAGACTGACGTATATCTGTAGATAATCTATCTTGTAAGTATACAGAGTTCTCACGTATCTCGTTAAAGACTTTTAAAAACTCTGTCTTATTCTTAACTGCGTAGTAAAGGTAGTTACCTGCTCCAATATCTAAAGCGTATGTAGGTATAGAAGTCAACTGCTTGATAGCAATGTTAGGAGATATACCTAACCTTGTCGTAGCAAACAAGTTGTTCATAGAGTTAACGAAATCATTACCCCTCTCTGTTTGAAGACCACGGTTAGCAATGTTCTTTATGGCATGGTCTATCATATCCATAGTCACCTCACCCTTGGCATTGGTGATAGCCTTACGCATGAGTGGATTGGTGAAGAGTTTATTTATATCCCTAATTGTAGGGCCCACGTTAGCAAACCACTGCATGTCTTGAGAGTAAGTTACTAAAGCGTTCATCATATCTACAGGCATGATAGGCTTTGACCTTGCTTGTCTCATCTTAGTAGACGCTGCGGCTACTTGACTATTCGCTTGAGGCGACCTACCCTTCTCTCCTAAAAGATCTAATGGTTGGATAACCTCTCCCTCTCTATACATCCTCCCTCCATAGTTTTCATTCCAAGGTAAATCCGTGCGGTATATATTTTTATATGCCTCATTAATTTCAGGATACATAGAAGGATAGAACTCATTCATCTGCCACTCAGCCATAGCTACCACATCTTTTCCTGCCCACTCTACCAACTCATCCATCGTTTTCTTATAGTCTTCCCCTAAGAGAGACTTCATATTTTCAAAGGCGGGGACGTTAGCTGGGTCTTTCATCTGCATATACAGATACCCCACTTGGTTCTTACTTAGAGTAATAGCTTTCTCGCCCTTTACTCTTTGTAAGTTTTTCTTATTTTTTCTTGTCGGGTTAGCATCATACTGATCCTGTGCTTTTTTTACAGCTTCAGGGTTAGTGTATATTCCCTCTACTACTTGCTTAACAGAGTTATCTTTATTTATTTTACGCCACTTCTTCCCATAGATCTCCTTCATCTTCCCGCTCACCGCCTTCTTCGTCTCCATCATACGCTTCTTATATCCACGTATGCCTTCATTCAAACCTTCATACACCAGCTTACGGGCGTTCCCTCCAAGCAATACCCCTGGAGCTTCGGCTATCCTTTCCATCAGCCCCTCTATCGTTTCTGACTTTACAAATATGTTCTTCGGGTTTAAGCTTTTAATAAACTTCACCACCTTATTGTCATTGGCTTTAGTCGCTTCAGCGCTACGCTTCAAGTCATCTGTAGCCTCGTTGATTTCGTTAACCACATCAGGATCATTAACATCTACATCCCTGCCCGTGACATCTTTAAATACTTTTGCAAACTGCTCATTGTATTTAGCGTGAGCGGCCTGCAGTTCCTCTTTAAACATCTCTCTACCCTCACCTATAATCCCGCCTAACATTTCTTCTGCCCTACTTAACGACTCCACCTTGATGACATTAGTGTCATCCATAAGCTTAGAGTTATTGATAGACATAACGATCATTAAGTCTACCATATCGTTCCTGTCTTGATCCGTCTGGTCTACCTTTTCCGCCAGCGCGTTAAACATTTCATTAAGAGATTCATTACTCTTTACTATATCATCCGCCGTAGCCGCTTCGTCTGTTACCACTTCTTTTATAGCAGCCAGTCTCTTGCGTGTTTCGTTATCTATCTTCACCCCTTTCAAACGTCCCGACTGCACCACCTCATACTTCCCGTTGAGTATAGATTCTATCTTAGAGTCTAAAGCTTTTACCTGACGCTTGGTCACTATATCTACCACCTCATCCATGAGGTTGGATATATTTTTCTTATCCGCTTTCGTTACCTTTCCTAATAGATTCATTAGCTCTGACTTAGAATAGGTCGACCCTTTAATCGTAGGTAAAGCCTGGCGTATAAAGTTTCTTAGGTCCCGCTTCACTGCTTGCAGATCCATCCCACCTCTCCTTCTCTCCATCATCTTCTGCCTCATCTCTCTTATTCGAGTGTTCATCCCCTTGGTAGGGTTCACCCCCAGAGCTTTTTGCATATCGATAATCATCTGAGTCTGCTGGTCTGTCTCCTGCTTCCTCTTCCCACTCTCGGCTATATACTCTGGCTGCTTCTCTAAAAACTCTATCGTCTGGTCCATTATCTCCCTCTCTGAGATCCTGTTACTTTCTTTCCTTTTATTATTTCTCGCGTTCAACTTATTCATAAACTTCTCTACCCGCGCAAAGAGTTTCACCCCTACCCTGGCACCACCTTCTATATTACCAAAACTTACAGGCATCTGACGGAACATATCCGCATCGATAGCCATCATCTTATTTACCTCCTTTACCTTTTCTTTCTTTATCCTTACGAGGTAGTCTTTAATCATTGCGTCGGAGAAGTTATTCTCCCTTCCGAACTTAATGATATCTTCCACAGTCATATTCTTATTGAATATCTGTGTCTTTATATCTCCATCGAAAACTTTAGGAACTTTATTAGCCTTCAAGTCTTTTGCTATCTGCCGGAACTGTGCGTCTGTAAAAGATATAGGGTTAGCTCCAGTAGCTCCTGTCTTTATATTCTCAAACGTATCAAGACTAAATAGCGACTCTTGACCAGCTAATCGACCAAACTCTAAAGCTGCCTTCTCGTTTTTTGCAGGCACTACAATGTTTAAATCTATAGACACCTGGTCACTTTTTGGGAACTTATATAACCCCACCTTTACTATCCCGTCTGTCCCTATCTTTCCTTCGTTATCTTTAACAAACTTCTCAATCATTTGAGGGGTAAGCTCTGACTGAGTGGTGTTTTTAGTGGCTGCTGGAACCACTAACCCACCACCTGTATACTGTGTCCCGTCTATATTTAATGTAGCTCCGTCATCTGGTTTCTTATCTAACCCCTTCAACCTATTCACCTCCTCGGTAGTATTCTCTACTATAGCCTGTGTCTTTATAGCTGACTGATCTAAATCTTTAGCAGTAGCTTCCTCCTTTACAGAAATTATTTTCTTTCTGAGCTTGTTGACTTCTGAAGTTTGGATATAGTCTTTAGTAAGCTCGTTTGCTCTTTTTTCGATAGACTCTCTATTGGAGACATCTCGCTTAAGTTGTTTGTTTCTTCTTGCTTCATCTTGATTTATTTCTTTTTGAGTTATCCCTCTGGATAGTATTAGTTTTTTAGCCGCACTCTCGTAGTCTGGCTGTTCATTATCACTGGTTTCCACCTTACCACTCTTAGCGCTTTGATCAGCTTTAAATGTTTGATATAGTCCTTTCTCTGGATACCAGTTTACAGCTTGCAAATCAGCGATAGTAATATCTATATCGTAATCACTCTTAAGTTTTTCTTGTAGCTCAGTAAAGACTTCGTTAATAAACTTGCGTTGTGAACTGTTACGTGGTGCTTCAACTTCAGCGCTCAATTGCTTACTTAGGTTATTTCCTGCCCTGCGAACTTCATCCAATTTAGGGTTTGATTTAAACACAGCCCTTTTCTTTAAGTCCATACTCGCCTTCTGGATCTTGTTAGAAAATTCTCCTTCAGACATGCTTTCCCACCCTGGGATTATTTCCGAAAGCTTTGATAAGTTTCTCTTCCCTAAAGACTTTGTAGCTCGAGTCAACCTCTTATTCCCAGCATCCACTTTCTTTTGGCTGTAGTCCAGAAGGGTTCCCGTTAGTCTACCGAACTGCCTCATAAACCACCTATCCATTGTAAGTTGATTAAACTCACCGTACAGATTCATAAAGAATCCATTACCTATCTTAGGTCCAAATATAGCAGCTCCGTACACCTCTTCGTCTACGGCAAACGATGGGAGTAGCGGTGTATTCTTACCATCCTTTATATACTTTAAGTCTCCAGCCCTAAACTTCGTGGTTAAAAATGTAGTAAGCTCTGACATAGACATAACCTCAAGAGCTTTGTTTGTAAATGCTAACGTAGACAAGATCCCAGCCCTCTGGTCTCCGATAGAATAACTGTCATCAAACTTACCATTCTCTTTAAAATACTCATACTGCCTATTCGCCTCTACAAAATTGTCGTATACTTTGTTTCCATTTGAAGTTATAGCAAGTCCAATCTTGAATGTAGACTCTGCATTTTTATCCGTAGCAATTTCTGGATGAAGCTTTTCAATCAACGACATCGCTCCTGTAATACGAGAGTCGTACCAACCTAACGCGTCAGGGTAAGCTTCAATAGCGGTTAGCGTCTCGTTAAGGTATGCATCAAGAAGATATTCCTTAAGCCCCTGATCACTATTAGATCGGTTGTCTTTAACGCCATATTTTTCTTTAATAATAGGGTAAACTTCCTTATCAAACCTCTCCTGCAAAGCCTGCTTAAAGTTTAATTTATTTGGGATAGAACTTTCCGATGCAAATTTTAAAGACTTTTGTATTGATGAAGCGTACTTTGCTGATTCTTGTGCACCAGGTGATATTGCCTGTGTCTTTAATGCGCTGGCTGGTTCACTTACTTTCTGTCCTCCTTCTATCTCTGTAACAGCCTGTGTCTTTACACCGTCCGACTCCACCAACTTAATAAGCATACCTGCGGGACCTGCATTTAAGTTAGTTAAAGCTTTCGAAGGGGCAAACGATTCCTTTCCTGTCCCAGGCTTCTTTCCATAATCATAAAAATTAGGGTCATTTTTTTGCAAAGCGTTTATAGCAGACGCTATATTTTGTGGGATGATACCTCCCATTCCTGCATTAACAGTGTGGGCTTCATTAAGTTTTTTTATAAATCGAGAAAAATGCTCGTTATTACTAACGGACTTATAATCCCCTCCTAAATAATCTCCTTTAAGGACCGTAAATCCTACCCCCCATTTTGTTCCCGGGAGTTCTTGAACCATAACTTCCATAAACTTTTTTTCCCCCATGTCTTCTCTTAAGACCTCATGGCTTGGGGTAATTTCAAAAGTAAACTTCTGTCCAACCAAATCATTAATGTTTTTTCCCTGTAAACTCGGTGAAGTTCGTGCCGCCTGTTCAGCATCAGCAGCCCCTGGTTTATCATTACTATTATATTGAACTACATTCTTTGGGTCTATTGCTGTGTCTGACACAACCGGCTTGGACTCCACCTGCGGAGCTGGAGCAGACTCTCTTGCAGGCGTAGGCTTTCTTACAGGTGCAGGTTTGTCTACAATCTTTCTGCCTGGCGCTCCATCAAACGTTTCAACAACCCCGTCATCTTCCAGTTGATCAAGGACTTGCCCCCCTTCTTTATAGTTTAACCCAAACTTTTTTCGTATCTGTGATAAAGTTATTCTCTTTTCTTTAAGCTTGGAAACAAAGTCTTTTGCTTTTTGAAGTACGGCTTTAGCTTTAGGTTCAAGAATCTGCTCCTCTGTAAACTGTGCGTCACGCTCACCTTGAACCTTTTCTTCTGTCCCCAGCATAGCCACATCCGTCTCTGTAATCTCCTGACCTTCAGACACTTTCTCAGCTATCGTGTTTAGTAAATCTACTACATCACGATCTGCCTGAGCCAACACCTCTTGTGGAGAGAAGCCAAAGATCTGAGCTATCTTAGCTAACCATTGCTTAATAGCAGTTTGCTGAGGAACCTCTAATTTAGAATACGTCTCAGACAAGAACCCTACAAACTCAGCTAAGAACTCTTCGTCCTGTACGATAGCTTTATCTCCATCAAATATCTGAGCATACCTTTCTAATTCTAACACCTGCTCTGGCGTTAGGTTGGTGCTTTTATTTATACCTTCCCTTAGAGATTTAATTAAATCTTTTGTAGCGGCTTGTATGTTTACCTCGCTTCCAAACCTATCCTTTAAGATAGCGTGGAATACTTCGTGACCTATAGTTCTGCCCGTAGCTTTGGGCATATTTATATGTATGGTATTAGTGTTAGGATTAAAAGCCCCCCGAGAGTTTGTACTTACGTTATCTTTATACGAAGCTTCGCTCCTGTGCATCACTATCTTTAGCTTCGGGAACAACCTCTTCACAGACTTTAAAGCTTTATCCACTCTTTCCATCAACATCTCTTCATGTTGCTGAGGAGTTTCATTAGGGTTCTCTCGCCTGAAATTTTCCGATCCATAATGCGAATCTGTTTCCGTCTGATCTACTACCGTAAGGTTTTCACTTACCTCTACACCAGGTTGCGCTGGAGCCATAACAGGGTCCCCTGCCTCATCAATATCTGATACCACTTCTACGGAAGTTTCTTCCGCAGCTTCCGTTACATTACGGCCACGAGTTCCGTCCCCTAAGTTTACAGGGCTATCGGTTAGCCCCGCTAAAAGATCCTCGAGGTCTCCCGCCCCTTGTTCTATTTCCTCCTGCGTTGCCTCTGGAGAAACTTCGGTTTCGCTTTCACTTTCAACGGTAACTCCCCCGGTGGTGTCTCCCTCTCCCACAGCTGCGCCATCTTGGGTTTGTTCTTGTACATCCACTTCCGTTGCGCTTGACTCTTGAATGGCATCTTGTTTTTCTTTTAGTAGTTGTTGTCTTACGGATTCTATTTCTTCTGATGTTGTAATATCTCCCGATCTTCCCTGCTCCTCAGCACGCCTGTTTATCTCGTTAAACACCTCCGCCTCCGTCACCTCTACAACAGCCTCTACAGCAGGGTCTTGTCTCCTACTGTATATATCATCGAGCTGAGATTCTATTTCTTTTTTTCTATTCTTCTTTGCTCGCGTTAAACCGCCGCTTACCTTATCTAACTCTGTCTCTAACTCAATAGCCGCTTCAGCATCTTCTGCTGAGAGACCATCTAAATCTTCACCAAGCTGTTCCATCTTGGCTTTCTTTTGCTTAAGCTTATCCTTCCTATCCTCCGCCATTCCCTTCAACACTTGGTCTCCTTTTATCTTTAACTTCATCCCAGCAAACGTAGCATCATCGGTCTCCTCGATAATCTTTACCATCTGCTCAAAAGTTACAGGAGCGTTATCGGGTCCCATAGTATACTTACCTCTTCCTGCCACATTACGTAGCATAGTAATGGCTGACCCAGGGGCCCCACCTACCATCTCAAATCCTATCTCTGCCGCATCCATCTCTTGCCCTACAAGCCCTCTTGCTGTGGCTTCTCCTACACCGCCACCCAAACCTTCTACCACGGTAGACGCACCTAAAGCTTCAAGGTTAGCTCTCTTCGCTGTCTTCCCCGCTTTAATAGCAGCCCCACCAACATTTTTAAAAATCTTACTTGCAATACCTCCCGTAAAAGCATCTATAATTCCTATCGTTGCACCTCGTCCTGCCGACCTGGTGCGTATATTAAACATAGCATCCTCATCCTGTAGTATTTTACCTACATTTTTTTCGTTAAATTCTAACCCCCTTTCAGAAAGTTCTTCTTGAAGAAACTCCGAGAAAGAAAGCCCCGCCTCTAACGTAGCTCCCGCACCCCCTAAAGCTCCCGCTATAGCACCACCTGCTGTAGTAAATACACCCAGTGGTCCAGCACTAAAACCCGTCGACCCTGCCAAACCTCCAGTTACTGCTCCTGTTCCAGCTCCCGCCGCTACCGCAGGGTTTACCATCTGAGCTACACTTGTTACAGCTATCTCTGTTATAGAAGTAGGCGCTGCCATAATTCCTTTTATAAAACCCCATGCTCCTCCCCCCGCTGCACTATAAGCTTTGTTAAAAGCTTTCATTTCGTCCGAAGGACCCGTTGCATTTAACTGCTCATTTACTCTTATAAAATCTGCTATATCTTGTTTAGAAGCCGACGCCCCTTTAAGGGATAATTCTAAAGCTTCGTCTACAGTATTACCTGTTTCAAACCCTTTCGCTCCTGCTCTCCATAGGTCTCCGAAGAAATCCGTTACCTCATTCTTTCCTAATGCCCTCTCCAGCATGGTGTCTTTTTCACCTGTAGCTATAGGTGGTAAGCCCTCATCGCGGCGCCTTCTATTTTCCGCAGCCATATCCCTGTCGGATTTATCTATTGCGCTTTGCTGCCCCCTACGTCTACGCCCTGCTTCGAACTGCGTTACATCTCCTCCTCCAAACTCATCTGGCACCTGACCTATTATGGTCTCCAGGTCTCCCTCTAACGCAGCGTCAACTTCTTCCTGAGAAATATCCGAAGATCCAGGATCTTGGACCATTGGAGTATCGGATTCCAACGGCTGATCTGGAGAAGTAAGTTGAGAATCGTCTTTTTTTTTTAATGACGGAGCAAACACTGCTACAAATTCTTCCTCCGTTTCAAACATACCTTCAGGCATAGAAGGATATAAAACCCCTACACCTTCCTTATTAATTAATCCTAAGAACTCTTCTTCAGTCTCAAAGAAACCTTTATCTTTAAAGATATTAAATAGGGCTGTTAAATTTTCATCCATATTATAGAGAATTTACGTAATCTTGATATTGTTGGAACGTGCCGCCTGGATTTTGTACGAGCCACTGCGGATATGTCATTGGTGGTGGCGTTCCACCTCCACCACCACCGCCGGTTCTACCCGCTCTCTTATCCTTTAATCTTTGGTGTTCTGTACCAATAAGATCCTCTATCATCTGCAGTTGGTTGATGGTGTAGTTTTCATCCTCCTGTCCAGACCATCCATCACCCCATGCATCTTCAATTTTAGTTGTACTTTCTCCCACTCGAATTAGAACATCGCTACCTTCCACCGTTACTTGAATACCTTTACTACCTCCGACATCATCGAACATCTGCGAAGGGAGAGCGGCGTTAATAACATTTTCGTACACTTCTTTCACCTGCACTGCCGGATCAATTCCTCCCCTTCCTAATGTTCCTCCCAACTCTTTCTGAATATACTGAAGTGGAGTCTTACCTCCGAGACTTTCTGATGTACTACTTATATCAACTACGCCGTACTCATCGAGCTGTCCCTGTCCTGAAGCTTCTCCAGTACCGTACTCTTCTGGGAAGTTGTTAAGGATAGTTGGGTCTTCACGTAGTAAAGTCTCCCACTTCATTGCACCAGTTGGTGTTGCCGCAGCCCATAGCTCTCTCATAGCGTCTACAGTACTAAGCCCTTCTACATTTACTGGTAAAGGCTCACCATCTTCTCGCGTAAGCTCGAATGATATTATATTTCCATCAGCATCAACAACCCTCTTAACCTGCTGGTAAGGCTTCTCTCCTTCCTTAAGCCCCTTATTAAACTCATTAACCAAGTTCTGAGCACCTGAGTTAGCCGTAGTACCTTCCGCTGTAATAAAGTCTCTAAGAGAGTTAAAGTATCCCCTACCTTCATCGAGGTTAATTTCTTGTGCCGCTTCAATAGATGATTGCTTCTGCTCAGCGAATCCTTTAACCGTCTTTATTTTTTGGTCTATCTGAGACTCTAAAGATAACCTTGCCGCCTCTTCAACTCGAGCTATCTGCTCGGGGCTATAGTCAGGTATTAAATCGCCCGACCCACTTGGGTCAGGGATTAATCTTACTCTATCAGGATCTTCAGCTAACTCTTTGTCTGTCCAATCTTGCTTATATGCTTCAGCCGTAAACCCAAGTTTATCTTGAGCTATGCTGGCAATCTTAGCCCTCGTAGAGGTAAGAGTTTTTACCAGCCCCGTCATCATTTCTTCGCTCTCATCTAAATCTCTCCAATCTTCTATAGTACGTACAGCTTGGTTATTCAATAAAGTAGAGTTGATAACTTCACCTAAAGCTTCTACTTCTACCTGAGCCATTTCAGTTGTACTGGTGTAGTCGCTTCTATTTGTAGCCCTTACACCTATAGTTCCTAAACTGGTTTGGTTAGCTGGGTTGTTAGGATCGTAAGGCTTTCCTGTCGCAGGGTCATTACCTGTCCTTACATACGCAAGCTCTCCCGTAGCAGCATTGCCAGAAAGCTTCCAATTTTTTAAAACACCGAGCCCTGCTACACTTCCGTTAACCGCTTGCTCATATGTATTGGATTCATTCTCCTCCGCTCTCCTGTTATTCTCATTAAAATCTGCCTCAAAACTACTCAAGTTCTTTTTAAGAAAAGTAAAGCTATCGCTTACTCTCTGCTGATACCTTTGGTTTTCCCCTGGAGTAACAAGCCCTCTACGTACCAGATCCATCTGCACAGACAGGGCGTTCTTAGCCCACTCACTGCCCTCTAATACAGACTCGTTCAGAGTTTTATTATTGTACTGATCGAACTCTCCCGCGCGGTTCATCTCCTCAGTATTCGCCTTCTCTATCTCCGCCTTCTGAGTTTCCCTGTCGTCACGTACAGTGTTAATCGTGTCCGTTAAGTTCTTACTTATCGTCCCCCAATCGACCTGCGTTTTCGCCAGGTCTCTCTCTTCTCTATATACGTACTTGTCGGTATCTAATACCTTACTCGATATACTAAAATCTTTTGCCATTATTGATTGAATATACTATAATCAAAGTACCCTGTCTGCGAGGTGTCATAAGGAGCTAAGAATTCCGTTCTTCTACCTTGTCTGTAATTTTTCCCTGAAATATCCTGCGAAGAAACTAACTCAAGCAACTCTAATCTTTGAGCTTCCGTCATGTTTTTTGGGTCATATCCCATTTGAGAAACAAAGTTATCGTCTCCTATCATAGCCATCGCCCTCTTATCGTTCATGCTCCTGCCATATAGTGGGGCCATATCGCCTACCCCTTGAGCTACTTGACCTATACCTTGGAAGCCAGCCTCTATACCCCTGCGCCTTGCTTCTGCTGCCTCACGAGCTTTCTGGTCCTGCATCTTAGCCTCACCCACATCCATAGCAATAAGCTGCTGCTTCTGCTGCTCTTTTGCGTCAGCCTTCATCTTCTCTAAACCAAACATTTCGTCACCCATAGTTTGACGAGTCTGTGATGATTCAGCTGTCTGTTGTGCTCCCACTCTACCTACACCAGCAGCTAATGCCCTTGAGTCACCCTCTTGTAAAGCCTCTATAGCCTGCCTGTCTGCCGCTAAGTTCGCTTCAAACTCTGCTTCGAAAGCTTCTAAAGGTAGGCTTAACTCTCCGTATTCATTCTGTTCCGCTCTCTTCCGAGCGTTCATCATCATACGCTTCGCCTCGTTGTCAGCATTTTGCTGAGCTGTGCGGGCTTTAGATGCAGAGGTAAAGCCTTGAATAGAGGTGGCTATACCAGATCCGATTCCTATTACTGCCGATGTTGTTACTGCCATATCAAATATGTTTAATCATTTCCGTAGAGTAAGAGGAAGCTTCAGTAAATCCCATCTTTACGTATGTGTTTATTAGTGGTTTATTCTTTATTAACGCGTATATAAATTTATTACCTAAATCTTTAGCCAACCTTTCCACTGTTTGGACCAGAAGTTCGAGAGCTCTCTTCCTTCCTTCCCTATTTTTGTAGTGGATGTTAGATATTATCCAGTCACACCATACAGCTTTAGAGTTAGTTCTATACATAAAGCCAGCACAAACAGGAACTCCGTCATCATAGACGATAAAACCTCCCACCCCGTCATCAGGTAAAAAGTCTTTAGCAGGTGGTGTCCACCTCCAATCTTTCCACCATTGGCATAAGATGTTTTCATAATCCCCTTCTTGTAATGGCTCTATACTTAATTGCATTCATGCAAAGATAGCACAAATTATGGATAACTCTTCATGACACTGCTTCCTACTGCAAATAATTCTACAGCTGCGGTGTTTACATTTTCCAATTTAAACTGCATAAAGTATCCTCGAGCTCCGTGTGACTCTGCTACTACGTCTTTAAAGTAAAAGATAAAGTCTCCCTGTGCAGGAGAAACTCCTGTCGTTCCCGTCCCTGGCTCAGGCACAGTAGGGTCTATACTTAAAGTATTGGCGTTAAACGTACCGCTTATAGCGTTAATTTCAGTTACCTGACCTACATATATAGGAGCCCCTGTAGCTACAGGAGGTGTTCCAGTTAAAGGGGTAGAGTATATATAGTCTCCTACACTAACAATAGACCCTACGTTAACTGTAAATGTAATAATCGTTACAGCAGGAGTTCCAAATACTTGGCCTGCGCTACCGATACCATTCACACTTCTATCGCGATAGTCTCTTGTCCCTTCTGTTTCTCTTAGGAAGGTAAACCACTCTCCTTCTTTTTGCTCAAAATATGTCGCCAACATAGAGCCAGACCCTAAGTCCGTAATCAAACTTGTGCAAGCCCACCTATCATCGCTTTCGTATGACATAGTCTTAAAGAGCTTAATAGTCTTAGGCTCAATGTTTAACACTCCCGTAATGGTAGAGTCATATTGAACTCCGTAGTAGTTGTTTCTGGTTTCGTTTACATTATGTCGATATAGATTCGCTCCACTGACGCTCCCGTCATCATTGGTAGTGGGGCCAAAGCTATAGAAATATCCATTCATCCCGATCATATAATCAGGTAGGTAAGAGTAGAAAGACGGCCATCCTTTGGAATCTTCCGAGTACGATAGTGTAGCTGCTTTATCTGCCATAGTGTTTTATATTAACAATTTGTTGTACATGGCCCAGTGGTAATATTGGTGATAGTTCCATTAGCATCAACGGTAACACATTTTGTTACACCGTCTCCATCCTCAACAGGGTACACCCCCGCAGGCATAGCGTTCACCCCTGCATAATCTGTAAAAACAAAATCATTAATCCCCAACATAGTATTCGTTCCATTACCACATCCACTTGCAACCGAACATGTGTAAAGTGTTTTTCCTAAAGGATCAGTGCAGCTTCCTCCAGATGTAAAGTCACACGGAAAAGGATTAAGAGATTTAGGACAAAATACTGTTACCTGCCATGAAGTCGAAGAAGTGGGAGCGTAAACCAAGCACTCTACGATATTGACCGATGGGTCTGTTTTAGGGACTACGGCATATGCGCAGCCTAAGGATGAATCATAACCTGTGGTTGTTAAAGAAACATCACTGGCGGGAACTTGAGGAATAGCTTCAGGGCCACTCACCACAAAAGCTCCAGCGCTCACGTTATACACATAACTGTCGCCAGAAGGGTAAGGCCCTCCTGGAGCTCCGTTTACCAAAGGCGGGCTGGCTAAGGCTCCAGAAGATATTCGCCCCATATACCCTTCTTTATAACCATGAACCAACGATGAAAACTCCGAAGAGGACACGCCGTCATAAGTTAAAGTTAACATATCAGGCACGTTGAATGGGTTCCATCTTACGACGACAGCCCCCACCGTGCTCCCTGCATCAAAGTTTATGCGGTAAACCCCTTGTCCACCAGCGCCAAATAAAGGAGTGTCACACGGTAAAATACCCGTACCACACGAAGGGCAAGCTTGACAGGGTCCTAAGACGCCGCTAAGCTTCTGGCGATACACACCGCCTACCTGATACCACCCATTAGCTGATGGTGTAGACAAAGCACTATCGTTCCATATATCTGTTGCGTCACAGAATACTGTACTGTCGTAATAAAAAGTTGAAGGAGTTGGCATAATTTAATTTTTTAACATGTTCCTGAATTTGTAACTACACCTCCTGGCCCTACCTGGATCCAGTTCTTAGGGCTGGCTGCGGAAGGTTGAGAGGGATCTACTATATAAAACCCTGGAGTTCCAAGACCCACTGAAGGCTGACAAGAAACGTTACCTGCTGCATACACAATATCTCCTATAACAGGTATCGGTCCCGCTCCCGTAAATGATATCTGGTTGCTTCCAAAACTATTTGTATCTACCGCACACGCTTGTATTTGCGTCTGTTGTCCAGGGCTAAACCAACATCTATTGCAAGCTGTCGTGCAATTACAACACGCGTCATCAGCGCTTACAGCGCTATAACACAACTGGTCTTCTGTAGCGTTTCTGAAATCCCAAACAAGGTACAGATAATCGTTAGCTCCAGACATAGCAAAAGCTGTCTCTGTAGCTTGGAAGATAGCAGTTGAAGGGTTTGTTATAGGAACTATCTCACTTGCCGCAGCCAGTAAAGCCGTCATATCTGCTACGGTATTGGCATACAAAGTGTTGCTTGACAGTATTCTAAACTTATGCAGAGTAGGGTTAAAGTCAAAGGTGTCAGGTGAAATCTTGTTTGTTCTAAGGGTAATATTAGACCCATCGTATGGGAATATCCCTTGTGACATAGGCCCCGTTTGCTGTTGATATAAAGAAGTAGCAATGCCTCCTTGCATAATTACAGGCACCTGTGAGACAGGGCTTGTTGTAACCCCGTCAGTCCACTCATACTCAACATGAATACCTTGGTTTACATAATTGTTACCGTTTACTACAACTTGAATTAACGTCACCTCATCTTGAGGAGGGCATCCAGGAGTTAAGCTATAAGAAGCGGGCACATTTCCTGGCAAACCAGCGCTATAAGGCACTATACTAAACGTTGCTGTTGTTGGGTTAGAAGACGTTTTATTAAAAGACAAAGTTCCGTTAGTGCTTACCACCCCTGTGCTGGTAGTAACCCCGTTCCAAGTGACGCTTATAATAATAGACCCCTGAGTTATACTGTATGGGATATCTATTTGACCAATTAAAGAACCAAAGTTAATGGTATAGTTTAACGTTTGGTTGGTAGCATTTTGACTTGCCTCTTGCCCGCACGGAAACTCTACCAATGGCATAGGTATCTGAAGACTGTTCATCCCCAGTACATACTCATTCATATAAGGGTCGTACCCTCCCAACTTTTGAGTGGTAATTTGAGCGGTAAATTGATTCCTAAAATAAGACCGCATCCCCATTTGAGAAATTACCTGCAGTTGATCAGATCCTCTACTGGCTCCCGTTAAAGACAGAACTGCACTTCTCTTAGCGTCAGTGAAGTACATACTGTGTCCCCACTGAACAAAACTTTCTGGGTTGAAACTTATACCATACTCTTCTATGCGAGCTATCTGCGTTCCTAAAACTTCAGGCACAGAAGCTATAGCCCCTCCTCCTGTAGAGTCTGTAATAACATTCTTGCTTGATAGGACATATGAAATCCTGTCTTCTTGCAGTACCAGTATATCTGTCTCACGAGAATGTAAAACCTGTATGGGACCGAAATTGGTTTCTAAGTCTTTATAGTTTACCAGCCCTAAATTAAACTCGTTTAAATTATTAAAGTTTGATCCATTGCTAAAGACCCCGCTGTATGTCATCCCCGCGAACCTATCCGCCTCGCTAAAGGTTTGGTTAGACTCCGCCATAACCCTATCTCCCAACCTAAAAAATCTACCCTCTATACGGTCTTCTATTCTAAAACTCTCTACCCCATTACCAAACGTGTAGCAATTTATAAAATCTAAGGTTGTTTCTAAAGGCTGGTTAAAAGTTTGGTTTTGCCCACCAGGCTCTAATGTATAAAACTGTGTCTGTGGACTCCAAATTTGTGCAGCTTCGTGATAAAAATTATCGTCCCCTGGTGTAATACTTTTTTTCACTCGCATCATTTGCGAAGCGTCGTAGAATAAATTCGGGTCTACGGCGGCAGGTTCTGTTTCAAAACAAAAGGTTCCAGAAGAGTAGTTTATACTTACTTCTAACTGGGTTTGAGAATCTGTTTGAAAATCAAATGCTCCTTCACCGTTGCCAAAAAGTTCCGTGCATGTAGGGATCATGGACTTGCTTTTTATAAAGTAGTCGGTTCCCGATTGAGTGACGTAAATTTTAGAAGTAAAACAGGTGCCTCCCACAGTATCTGGACCTGCCCCAAAGGTGTAAAGAACTGGGTCAAATTCAATCTCTTGATCTCCTAAAACAGGAGGTATAATGTTTGTAGAGTTTGGTTGAACCAAGGTCTCAAAACCTAAACCTATAAGGCACGCGTGAATATTAGCATAGTTTTGATCTACCAACATGTCTCCGCTATCCCAAATAATTTGTTGTGTGGGACAGGCGCTATCATTTGTAAGCCTTTGATTTGTAGAGGCCACCCGCACCGTGCTACCCGCAGGGATAGACCCTACAATAGCAGGGGAAGAAGCAGGAGGGATAAGAGCGATCTGAGAACAATCACCTATTTCAGAGTTATTTGAGGTTACGTCAGAGTTTATGTTCGGCGTAGTGTTGTCGCCTATAGCGTTCCATCCACTTGACTTCAACCTCATATATATACCTGCAGGGTTGGTGTCATTAATTTGGCCCGAATATAAACCCTCTTTATCCAACACCTCTGCCGTAGCATGCTGTAGAACAGGGCCATTGGCATCGCGCTTTACAGTAAGAACATCTCCTACAGACACTATGTTTTGGCTATCTCCCTCGAGTCTAAACCAAAAGCTTTCTAAATCAGGTTTAAAAGGAGTAGGGCCTTCATCAGTAGCGGCTCCAGTTTGTTGGAAAACTAAACTACTCCATATAGTTTCATAATTACCCTGGCTTGGCTTTACCACAAACTTATAGTACTTCGCCCAATAAGGAGCAACATTTTGTAGGTTTACCTTTATTTTGTTTTTTAATACCGATGTGCTGGCAGGGAAAAATACATTGTTGTTTGGACTGGTAAGAACGGTAGAAGATCTGGCATACTCATCCATATATACCACCCCCACCTCGTAGTCTCTGTAGCTGTGTAAACTTCCGCGCTCTGCAGTCGTTTGAACAACACCACCTGTTGCTGCTAAATTAAAAGCAAAGTATTCATACTGAATAGTTTCAGGGGTAGAGTTAAAATAGTATGTGGCCGCAGGAGCTGTAAGAGTAAAGGAAGATACTCCTACGTTTAAAGTAAAGCTCTGTTGTGTACACACAGGGGCTGTAGGGGGGAACGGAGACATACCCGCTACAGTACATGCACTGGTAACAGCGGTGTCGACGAGTAATAGATAGTTGCTTGTAGTAGCGTTCTGCCATGCGTATGGCAAAGCTGCATTAAACAAGTCTGTTAAAGTACCCCCATTTCCTGCAGGGTTTTCCGTTGGAGGATAGGATGGTGGTGTAGGAGTAGTATAAGGGATAAGCTGCTGGAAGCTATTATCCGCCCCCACAGCCGAAGCAAACTCTTGCGAGGTAAGCATCTCATTCACCGTACTATATTGTACCGGAGCAATGAAGTTTAATGTTATAGTAAAATCAGGAACCACCACAGAGGCTGGTTGAGCATCGGCTCCGCTTCGCGTACTCTGAACGTTTTGCATAGCCAAGAAGAAACGAAAATACGTTCCTGGTAGAATAGGCGTAGTAATAGAAGAGAGATCAAACCCTGCTGTAGCGTCTGCAACTACTGTCGATGGAGCTGCTGGGTCTATACTGTAGGTCCCATTAGATCCTGTGGTAGAAGGTAATGGGGTTACGTCTATACTCTCCGTGCTGGGAGATAGCTGGTACTGCATCTGTATAGAGTCCCCACCCTCTCTGTTGACCACATCATATTGGTCGATATAGTTTCCATACATCAATCTATTGCCCTGAATCGTTTGAGCTTTAGCTCTTCGTGGGACATTATCGTACAACCTAAGAAGCTCATCCGATCCTAATAGTGTAAGGATTTTACTGTTGCTAAACTCTTCCTGCTCAAAAGAGTCATTAGGTAAACCCAGCTCAGCTTTATTATAGTTCTTAATAATAAAAATATTGTTACTGGTGGTGTCTTTATATAAGAGCTGTATCTCTTTTACCCTTTCAGATCCTGTAGAAAACCAAACGTTAGCAGCATTAAACCTATTTATCATGCCGACGTTTTTAAACGTCTCTTGGCTAAAAGCAAAGTCTTTAGGCTCAAAGGCTGGGTTCGTAAACAAAGAGGTAGCGCTGTACCCTCCATCTAAATATCTATAGCGGTAAGCAAAACGTAAGAACCGCATCTCCATGTAGTCTCCCTGACCGGTATTCACAAGTTCTACGTGTGGAGCTCTAAGAGGTTGAGTACCCGTAGTAGGGTTTACATCCTCAAACCCAGGGGGCTTAACAATAACACTGATGTCTTCCTCTTCAATACCGTCAGTTAGACCTGTTGGTACAGGGTAGTTTCTGGTTACGTTAATATATCTCGGAGGGTTAAGGTCATCGGTAAAGAATAAGAGATTCTCAATTTTATTTACCGCGTTGATAAGGTATGTCGGGTTGAAGTTAAGGACCTCTGTACTGACAACATGATACAATAATGTATTGGTGTTAGTGTTATATGATAGTATCATATCTACCTCCACTTGCCCTGTTGCAGGGTCACCTGGATCGTAAACAAACCAATAGATAGTTTCCGCCATACCATCTTCAAAAGCGCCTATACACCGCGCGTTAGCCGACAGAGGATTTCCGTTGTACTCAATGTTTGGGGTAAGGTTGGTGTTACCCTTAGAGTTTTCTACCGCCCCGATCTCTGTCGTTTCAGTAGAACCCAAGCGTACATTTAATGCATCTACATATTCGCCTACAGGAACTAAGCGTTCGTCGACGCTTTTGTTCATCTTACCAGCAATAAAGTTAGTTTGTATCAGCATATTACTTTATCCATTTAGCCTGTCCCCTCATATTCATAAGGAGTCTACCAGGGTGCATGTTACTTAATCTAAGTTTAGCATTACGAAGTAAAGACGATTTGTCTTTCCGCGCTCTATTAATAATGTACTCCTGCGCCGACAGTCTATTGTTTAAAATAGAATACTTAATGGCTGCATAGATATAATCTTCAAATAATTTATTCACACTTACCTTAGAGTCTTTCCCCTTCTCCATCCCATCAGAGATATATTCTAATACCACTGACTCCGCGGCCATGCCTGAGCTAAAGTTTATTACTCCCGCTCTTTTATTAATATTAAAAGTAGGATTGCTATTAGCCGTCTCAGTATTTAAACCAAACCTTGCTCCTATCTGATAATCGAAATACCAAGCACCCTCATATAGATAACCCATAGCCCCATTGTATGGACTGCCTGCGTTTAAGTATATGCTTTTCTTCTGCCCTGTAATTCTATCTAAGTCTAACTGAGAGTCATTGGGTTTAAGAACGTCTCCATACGCATCGAATAAAACCCTGTACTCATTATCTTGAAGGTAAGCTCCACTCCAGTTGGTTTGGATATTTTCCGTGAGAGGCATAAGGACGCCGTTCTTGTACAAAGAAATCCTTACCCAGTTGACATAGTCAGGAGGTAAAACAAAACGCAACTGATCGTTTACTTGTAGCTGAAGGATTTTTATTTCCTTCATAGCGTCATAGTTTAATTCCTGTATAGCTCTCTTAGCAAAGAATAGAACTTGATACCTATTGATATTATTTATAAGCTCATTGTTCCCCTGATACATCAACATAAAGTTGTTGACAATATCGTCTAATGTGACATATTGATACGACCCCCAGTTCTCATCTTGTGGAGAGACTTGGTTGTTTTCGTAGTATTCGTAATCTGTTATATACGCCATAATCTTTAGCTTGTTTCTTGAGTATCTACCTGTTCTTCAGTTTGACCAAACTGTACTACTTCCGCTTCCCTTATCTCTATACCCACATACTGGCATATCTTAGCTACCAAAGCAGGCTCGTCAGAAGACGGTAATTCAAAATCTTGGAAGTCCACTTGCGACTGATCAAATAGAGGTTCTCCACCTACCAATGAAGCGAAAGTCCAATTAGGATTACGAGGGTATCGGATGTATTGAGCCTTAACATCGCACGGGCCCATCCCATCTCCTATAGTAAAAGGATCATTAAGACCATCCCATATGGTAGGGTATACAGATATTAAATTCCCATCCAAAACATAGCATGGGTACTGTGGTGTAGGGTAAGTGAGGTTGCTGCTGGTAAGATTGAATATCTTCCTTTGGCTTACCCTCTCTACCTCTACAATATTATTAGCGTCATATATAGCATATCCTTCTCCTCCTGCAACAGCGGGATCTACGAATAGAGCGGCTGAGCACACTATACTCGATCCAGCGGGCGACGCTGTGTTAGAAATATTCTGCACCCACCCCTGCAATCCAGGAACCCCTGTAGCGGGATATGGAGCAGCGCCTGTAGCGCTTGTGTTTATAACGATATCTCCTGGCTGTACACCTGTAGTAAAGAAATCTTGAGATGTGTCTATAAGAAGGGTGGAGTTAGGAATAGAATTGGAAGTAGTCCCACTTACTCTACGCGTGGGATATCTATATAGTTTATTTATAAGATAGTAATCGCTTGGTAATGAGTACACTGCCGATCCTGATAAACCAGAGGGGACATTAGGAACGGCTACAGGGTTTAGCTGAGCTAAGAAAGCTTGCACAGAGAAGGAGTCTATAACTTCTTCTAAACCTTTTATTATATCTGCATATCCCGTACCCGAAGATCGTGCGTTCTCTCTATTTATCCAGTTGTTGTACTGATAAAAGTAATCCTCAAACATATCCATCTGCGCCTGTTTAGCGTAGAGGTTGAAATCTTGGGGTGAGATATATCCGTAGTTATTTTTGTTAGCTATAGCCAACACCGTATTTCGCACCGCATTTATTGAAGCTGGCATAGTGTAAAATTATTTTCACAAAGATAAGCAAAAAAAAAGGGCCCCATTTTTTGGAGCCCCTTTCTAATAGTGTGTGGATATAGTTATATACTATACGAGTTAATAGGTACCGGAGGGATAAGCAGAGGCGCTACATCCGTTGCCGGAGTGCTCAATAGCTTACGCATCTCCTCCACCAAAAACGCCTGTATCTTTAAGGCAGAAGAACTATCATCGTCGTGTGTTAGAATTACGACATCTCCAAGTGCAGAAGCATTATAATATATCTTTGTTTGAGTGTCGGAAGTATACTTTATTCCTAAAGCAAAAGTTGCAGAAAGTAAAAGTGGCGCGTCAGCTCCGCTGTTCATTTGAAGGTAAAAAAACTTTTTCATGATGATTTTGGTGTTACACTATCAATAGGAATTGGAATACGGTTTGTTATATCAACAAACGGGTCAGACCATGTCCCTCTGGACAAAGCTTCTATAACTAATTGCTGTAAAATATCCACCATACTCCCCTTTTGTATAGAAGACGCCGCCGCCCAGAGAGGGTCTGCAGCTGAAAGTGTTATCGTTATCACATCCAATGTAGCTGAATTTGACCCAGGAGATATTGCGATGTCTATATCCGTATCAGAGTTGCCTCTTATAGTAACGAAGTTATAGATAGGAATAATCTCTTTCCTTCCTGCTGTCGTGGTTACTGTTAAAAATTTTACCATGATTCAGGGGGTTAAGCTAAAGTTACTGCAGTAGCATAAAGGTATGCATTTTCGGAAGCTACTACAGGAGCAGTAACCATCGGCATCTCTTTAACCACATCTTGCCATGGAGATTCTAAAACCTCTACCATTAACTTTTCAAAAGCCAATTGCCAACTATAAGCACCTTGATCTTGTGAAACAGTAACCGATAAGAGGTCGTTTCCTGCAACCTTAGTTTTATATTGTAATTTTAAAGGAGTAGCTCCTGCGCCACCCGCTGTGGGGATACTCATAGCCACATTTTCTAAGCTCACTAATCTTCCTCCAAACCCACTTTGAGAAATAATTACAACAGCGTCAGTAGCATTGTCTGTAAAAAGTATAGAATCTACAAGAGCAGAGGTGGTTGATAACACTTTAGTCACCTTTCCATTGATCCCCGCTGTAGAATTTATTACTAAATCGCCTACTTTCACAGTGGTGTTTGCAGAGTATTCTACCGTATGTGCATCCGCATCAGTAAAAATAGTATACACTGTCGGCGAAGCCTCTAAGAGAGTATTCCCAGTTCCTGAAATCGTTAATGTTTCATCATCTACTATTGCAACAACGGTAGAATATATGTCTGGTGTTTGTCCAGCTGGAAAAATTATATCTCCAACTGTTACAGTAGTTAAAAAACTTTGTCCCGCATCAGTTAACGTATCTGCTACTGCAGCGGTTGTTGTCCCTGAATCTGCTGCAGCAGGCATGGCCGCTGTAGCGCTTACAAGAGGGAGGGGGATGTTTATAAACTTTCCCATGGCCCTATGCTATTACAATTCCAGAGACAGCCTGTGGAGGCACTACATCATACGTAACACGAGTCCAAGAAGTTTGCAAAGCCGCTACCATAGCGTCTTGGATTGCTTTTCTCATACTGTAATCTACTTGAGCAGCCGCAGTAACCGTTGCAGTATTCCCGTTAAGGTAAGTTATTACTGTGGCTACATTAGTTGAAGTAGCAGCTGTTACTGACAGGACTTCATTTACATTCAAAAGAACGTCCCCAGAGCCTGTGACTGGGATAGATAAAAACTTTTCCATTTTACAAAAAATTAAATGGGTGAATAAAAAACAAAGATACAACAAAAAAGGGAGCCCGTTTGGGCCCCCTCTTAAAGTCGTTTACTTCTTCCTTCTATCTGGAATGAAGTAGCTTATAAGGTTATCAATCCAACCGAATATCTGGTTGTCTTTTTCTGTAGGAGTAAGATTTACTACTACTTTACAAAGGGCCGCAACAGCGATTAGCAATTCTGCCCAGTTTTCTACGATAAAATCTATCATGGTTTTGTTTATTTATTTAGTAACTTAGAAAGTCCTTGGTATATTTCTATGCCATCATCCGTCTTTAAGTAAGACCCCACTACGTGGTAAGGGTCTTCTCCGAAAGGTACGGTAAGCATTTTCTTTTTATTTCCTTTAAGGTTGAAGTATACATCCTTATTGTTATTGCGTAAAGATAAGAGCTTCTCTTCGAAGAACTGTCTTACCTCATCGCCAAATTCTAAATCAGGATCGTTTACTACCTCCATAAAGTCTTGAGGGTTGTGTTTAGCAAACAAAAGAATATCCCTCTTAAGCTCCGCGGAACTATAGCTATCTATATTTCCTCCTATAAGGATTCTACTTACAGAAAGTAATTTTTCAAAAGAAAGATCTTTAGCCACAATCTGTGCTTCGAGTTCCATCTCTAAAATGCTTACATCTTCTGAAGCGTCCTTCTCATTATTCACCTCTTCAAAGACGCTATCTCTTCCAGGGTGATAGTAGAGGAACTGTTGTAATACTTGGTTGGCTTTTTCTACCATCAACATACCGTCCTCAAAGACGATAGGTTCTAAGATAGCATTTCCATCTTGCTCATCTACGAAGGGAGACTTTTGATTCCTTGCATAACGAAGGGGGCGGTTAACGCCTGTGTCTTCGTCGAAATAAAGTAAGGGAGATCTGCTTGTGTTGTGTGAAGCCAGCATATAGTTTAATGGTGCTGACTGATTTTTTAATCTGTACGCCTTAGACGTAAAAACTGTTTTCTTTTTCATTTTATTAAATATTAAATTAAAGTTAAAAAAATAGGGGAGGAGAAATTTCCTCCCCCATTTCCATCATTTTATGTTATGCGTTCTGGAATAAGAAGAAGTTGTTTGCACCTAAAGTACATACACATCTCTCACTCAAGAAGTTAACCTCCATAGCATCTAAAGAAGATGTTCTCGCTCCACCAGCAGAACCAGTGATCCAAGTCTTGTATCTTCTATCTTCAGTTTCTGAAGCTCTGTATCTAACGTGTAGGAATGGACGCTTAGCGTTCTTACCTAAGATTTGGTCATATACAGTAGTAGAACCAGCAGGGACTAATAGTCCGTTGATAGCGCCACCCACTAAACCACCTCTCATAGTAGCATCGTTAAGGTATTTCCAGTCAGACTTGTAGAAGTCATATCCTCTACGGAAGCCAGTGAAACCTAAGTTTAGAGCCATCTCCTCGTCGTTATCGAAGAGTCCGTATGAAGTACCACCCGCTCCGTAAGAGTTTTGAGCAGCCAACATATCGTCCATATCGAAAGAGAACTGACGGTTTACAAAGAGAACATTCTCCTCAATAGAACCTTGCTTGTCCAATCTCTGGATAACAGCATCAAAGTCAGCTAACGCAACTGGGTTACCCCCGCCGTATACGTTTCCACGAGTTCCTACTGAGTAGAATACTCCGTCAGAACCAGCGTTAACTATACCTGCTCCACCAGCTGCAGTAGAAAGCGCAGCCTCAGCACCAGAACCGTTTGCCGCTGGCACAGCTTCTACCATAGCAGTCTCTAAGTAATCTTCGAAACGAAGTCTTGTGTCGTGCTCTGACTTTAGGTACCATAGGTATCCGTTAGCTCCGTCTTCAGAAGTAATCTCGATCCATCCAATCTGAGCCATATCAGAACCAGATACTTCGTACTTGTCCTTAATAATAATAGGCTTGTTTTGGAAGATAAAGTCATCAGACTCTAAAGAATCAAGCATTCCAGAAGTTCCTTTAGCAAACTCAGATCCGTAGATAAAGATAGTTACCTTTGAATTATTTGCAAAAGCTGCTTGTGTTGCTTCGTAGTAAGCTATCGTTACAGTATTTGCAGTTGGTACCGCAGTAACAACAGCTTTGTTGCTTAGGTTAGACCCAGCAGTATTGTCCGACAACATAATTGTTTGACCAATTCTAATAGCGGCGTTACCACCTGCTGAGATAGTCGAGCCCCCACCAGGAATAGCTGGGTTAAGAGCGTCGTTAATAGTTAACGTCTGTACAGTCTCAGCTCCTGTGTAGGTTCCTAAGTCTACATCAGTGTATTTAATATGAAGTCTTCCTTGCTCTGCCCACTTAATCATGTCAGAGTTAGAAGGCATTTCCGCTCCCACCATTCTTAGGAATGAAGAGATCGATCTATTACCGTAACGCTCAAATTCCTTCTCGTAAGTATCAGGAAGATACTGATTGAGGAAATCGAAGTTAGTAATATAATTTGTTGGCAGGGCTACTCGTTCCGCTGAAGGAATTAAGTTAAACCCTGGCGTTGCATTTACAGCCATTTTTTCTTGTTTTTAATTTTTAAACTTTTTTTATACTTTTAATTCTGAGTCCTTTTCCACTCGAAGTATCGCCAACCTGTCTGATCTTAAGACCGTTCTTGTTAAACGATTGAGGGGCTTGGCGAACCATATCGATGTTCTTTGATTTTTTAGATACATCATCTATAGCTTCCGCTTTACCTTGCTCATAAAAAAACTGGGCGAACTTATCAGGATTCATAGCTATAGACATAGCTCTGTGGTATCCCTCTGCGTCTTTCATCATCCCGCTGTCAGCATCTAAATAAGGTTTTACAAAATTATTTACATCCTTCTGCTTATTGAACAACTCTTTACCATCGCCTGGTTTAAAGGTATACTGCTTCTCGTTGACGTTGAAATTAAAACCTTTAAAATCATCGTTGAGCACCTCATTGCTCTTGTCGACAAACCAGTCGTACCTCTTTTTCATTTGCTCCTCTCGAGTAGTTGATTCCTCAACATAACTCTTATAGCGATTAAACTCTTCCGTTTGCTCCTCCGAACTGAAACCCCCACTTGACTCAAGAGGGATCTTGTACTGTTCTTGTTGCTCCTTGAAAAATTTCTTCGCTTTTACAAGTTCTCTTTTATGCGCTAACTTTTTCTTCTTAATATCCTTCTCCTCATCCAGGTCTTCGTCGTATCCAAACTTATCTTCTATGATATCTTGAATATCGATTTCATCCAACCCTTCCTCGGTTTGAGAATAGTAGTTAGCTATTACGGTATCTCCATCCATGTCTTCGTAATTCTTTTGCAGTTTTACGTAGTCATCGAATCCTCTACCGGTTTCTTTTTTATACTTAAAGAACGCTGAAACATCCTCTGGCAATTCCTCGTTTGCTTCTGTCTGGGCAAACAACTCATCTACAGAGTTTATTTCTTTATCGTATCTGCTCTTGATATACTCAAGAACGTCTTCGTCTTTTAATCCAACTCCTTCCTGTGTCTCTGGCTCTGGCTGCGCACCTTCTGCCTCTGCAGTGGTGTCCACCTTTTCCACACCTTCAACACTTTCAGTAGCGGTAAATTGCTCCTCATGTTTTTGAAGTAGTTCCTCTTCAACTTGTGCTTTAGACTTTTGTTCTACTTCCGAAACTTCTTTAACAACAAATTTTTCGTTATCCATTTGATTTAATTTTTACAAAGTTAGTGTATATATTCCTAATAACTTTAGCGTGGGTTGAACTCCGAAAAGTCAAAACCATCTAAGCTATCTTCATTCGATTCAAAGTTGATAGGCGCAGTATTATTCTTGCGCTGCTGTATCAATTTAGACTGCTCCGTATTCGCCTGGCTTATACGCTCAGACTTACCTACCTCACGAGATTCCTCTCGCGCGTCTATCTGCGACTGCTCCACACCTTTAAGCTGCATCTGATACTGGAACTCTACCGCCATCAGCTGTTGCTTAAGGGCCGCTTCATTCTTCATCTTCTCTATAGACATAGCCGCTTCCGCTTGTTGTAGCTGCATCTTAGCTTGCGTCTCCATCTGCTGCTTTTGCATCGCAGCCTGTGCCGCCATCTGTTGTGACTGCTGGTTAACTTGAGCTTGCATCTGTTGCTTCTGAGCTTCCATCTGCTGCATCTGCTCTTGCTTCTGCTTACGCTTAACTTTAAGTAATTGGTTAGCGAGCTTTAAATTTCTTATCTGCCTAATATCTATAGCGTCTTCTAAGCTTATATCTTTTTGAGCAAGAGCCATCTGTATGTTAGCTTCAAGCTGTGCCTTCTGCTCTTCGTCAGGAGACATCTCAATAAAGATTCCGAAGTCATAGATGTATAAGTTCTTAATCTCCTCTAAGATACCAAGGTTGTATTTTCCTATCTGCATAGCAAACTCGTCACGGAACTCCGCATACTCTAAAACGTCTGCCGCACGAAGAGATAAAGCCTCCGCTAAAGTCTTTGTAATAAATAGGCTGGCTTGGAGGATATGGCGCGTAGCGGTATTGGAATTTAAAGCCGCTAATTTCTGTACCCCCACTAAAGAGTTAGGGTCAGGTGTGCTTCCATCTCTCGCTTCGTTAAGTCCCGTTACCGCGCGGATCATATCTAAATAGTGGTTATAGTTTCCTATAAGCATCTGCATCTTAGAAGCTCCGCTATTAGAGGTTAGTTGAGTAATAGGAACCTTAGCGTTGTTAAACTCTCCATCCTGAGTATAGCTTCTACCTATTACACTACCCGTTTGGAAGTAAAGGCGTAAAGCATCTTCAGGGTTATAAGCATTTCCCGTTCCTAAGTCCACCTCGTTCAAACCATCCGCGTCTATAAATACTCCGTCAGGAACTACGCGGGCTACTACCTGCTGGATTTTAAGGTGACTCATTTGAATAAGGTCGGCGAAAGGAATCATCCTACGGACCAAAGATTCTAATACACCTTTGTACATACGTGGAGCGCAGGCTACATAGTTAGACATAGCAAACTGATTTGCTGAGTTAGGTCTAACCATATTCTTCATCATATCCCACTTAAGGATAATGTTAGTTCCCATAACCATAACGCCCTCATACCATACATCAATACGCTTCTCTACCCTTTGAAACTTCCCGTCTTCCATCATCTCATCGGGAGGATTAAACTGATCGTCTTTCTCTACAGTTTTAAAACTACCGTCACTCATCTCCTTCTTCTTATATACAAAACTATTTGTAGTCTTGTAATTAAAGTATAGGAGGGTGCATGTGTCTCTTGCGAACATACTGTTCTCATACATAGCGGCTACGTTATAGTAGTCGTACCACGATTGGCTGTACTGAGATATCTCTTCTAAATCTTTTTCAGTAAGATCAGGGTTGATCTTTAAAACCTCTGTAATAGGAATTGTCTTAAGCTCTCCCCAATAGAAGCAATCTTTAAAGTACGGATCTTCGGTGTAGCTATACACCACATTGGCTGGGTCTACATACTCCACCCTTACTCCATCTCCCTCCTGGAAAACATGCTTGGCTATACCGAGCCCTAAAGTAGTTATATCATAGTCTACTCTTTTACGGGTGTCATTATAATGACTCTCTTCAAGCATAGTGTTTATAGCAACTTCATTAGCTATCTCTACGGAAGGCTTGTAGTTAAGTTGCATATATAGCTCCATCTCTTGGTCGTTCTCAGGAAGCTGTCCCGGATCTACCGTAAAGGGATCTACATCGAAATCTTTTCTTATCTGCATAAATAGCTTCTTAGCGATCATATCGCCTTGAACTAAATTTTGAAACTCGTTACGCTTCTCTGCAGACAGAGCGTCTTGAGCATAGCACTTCACATCGAATAGCCTATCGGACATACCGTTTACTACGATGTCTACAAACTTAGGTATAATAGGTACAGGGGTCCAGTCTAAATTAAGGTAAGATAAATCTCCATCTATAGCCAACTCATTTTTATACTTAGCCACAGATTGTTCTCCGCGTGCATAAAGTCTTAGCTTATGAAACTCTTGAAACTGACTATAAAACCTACAGGATAATCCATCCCTCCTGAACCATTCATATTGAATAGCTTGTCCGACCTGCAACCCAAATTCTTTTGTTGCTTTCTCAGAGTCAGAAACAAACTGGTTCGGGAAGGTAGCAGACTTAATATCTATCTGGAGTCCCTTCATCTAATTAATTGACTTGTTGTACTACTATTATTATACTTTGCAAAGTTAATGCTTATTTTTGATTTCTTTGTAGCAGGGGTGTATAAATGCTTTTGGTTAGCCATAATAGATAAACCACTACTTATAGAGGCGTCAAACTTAGTTCTATTGGTTATATCGAACTTCGCCCAATCCTCTAAGGTACGACGAAAATACATAGTTCCCATGTCCTCTTTAGTTCGGTATTCTCCCGCCATATCCATCCCCACATGCTTTTCTATATAGGACTCTATAGCGGCTGCATGCGATTGCTTTACGTCCTCGGAGGTGTTAGGTATGCCGCCAAGTTCTTTCTCTGTACGCGAAAGCTTGGTATATATTTTATCAGGTCTGTTTAAAGAAAACCCTCTGTACCCTCTGTTTTTCAAATGATATAAGAGGCGCGGCTTGTTATTCTCACACAGGATAGGCATACCGTAAAAGACTAAAGCCATAAGCACTTCCTCAAAAAATATCTCTGCCGTTTGTGGACGAGCTATATATTCCAAGAAGAACTCATTGCTTGGAGCTTCATCCATATTAAACTTCGTAAGTCCATGTAAAGATCCATTCGATCCCTTTCCTACTACGACCCCAGATATATCATAAGAGTCACATCCGAAAGATCCTAAGTGTTCGTTCCCTGGATATTTTCTCCCATTACGTACCTCCACCCTGTTTTGCATATGAGGAGGCGGAGTCCATCCCACTAAAAATCTACCGCGCTTATCAGGAGACCATATCACCGTGGAGTCTTTTATACCATCCTTCCAACGGAAAGAGCCCTGCGTAAGGTGATGGTCCATAATTAAGGAGTCGTTGTAATCTATCTGCTGATATATTTTAGTTAGATTAAAAATAGACTGCTTACTTTCATCTCGGAAAGCGTGAGACTCGCTACGTGGGAACTGTCTGTAGAACTCATTGAGAGCGTCGGCGTCTTGAGAAAGTGACGCTACCTCGTTCTCCCAGTAGTCTATAGCCCCTATATTTATATCTTCTCCGTCAATCCCCCCTATAGGTTTAGGCGGAGTGCGCAATACAGGCATACCATACATATCTATAAACCCTTCCATATTCCATTCCATAGGAACGAATAAGCAATACATCCCGCTTTTCGTCTGACCGTTGGAGTTGCGCTTGGAAGGGAAAGAGTCTTCATATAAAGCTTTAAAGTTTCTACCACCTTTATCTAAAGCGTTAGAGGTAGAGCCCATCATACACTTCCCTATAACCTTACTTCCCAAACGAAGACACGTTTTTGTTACACGCCAGTTGTTCAGGATGTTATCGGGCTTATCCCACTTACCACTCTCATCATGCAGGAGCAGCTGTAGCTTCTCTCCATCATAACTATTGTCTCCCGTATTCTTCCAGTCTATAGTAGTATCCAGTCCCTCCAACTCTTCCTCTTCGACCTCATACATGTTTTTCTTTGTAATCTTCGAAGCAGGAACACGATAAGCAAGTTCTGTCTTAGGCTTATCCATTCCATCCTGTATCGGTTTAAAGAAGAAGGGATAGTTGTTAGATATAGGTACCACCTTATCGGTAAACATTTTTTTCGCATCTGATCCTGTTTTGGAAAGTATTCCTATCCGTGAGTCTTTAGTTATAGTGGCTTGGTTTACGCCTTCGCTGGAGCTCATAAAAGAAAATCCCGAACGACGTATCTTCAAATAACACATCCCAAAGCTACGCTTATCAGCTTTACATGCTTCCCAAAAGATATAAAAAATTCTATTGGCCTCCCGGAAGTCAGGATGCCCCACATCTATCTTCGTCCATTGGAGATACATATAATGCGTTCCCGTTATATATGTAGGGGTTCCGTTGTTTAAAAACCAGAAACCTTCCTCACGCCTATCGAACTCCGACTCTATATATTCCACCCACTTAGACTTAAAAGTATTTGGGGTAGAGTGCCATTGAAAGATAGATTTAATACGCTTCAAGTCTTTGCTATATTCAAAAGGCTCCCAGTATTGCTCTTCTTTTTTCTTAGAACGAGAATAAACTTCTTTGGGAACTTTAGGCAAAGCCACTCTTAGACCATTTATTTCATACACCTCTCCTATCTGGCCCGTCTTAGATATAACCACGAGGTCATATTTTGGGTCATAGCCATAGGCCCATGTGCGGGCACGGTTTTTATTTACCACCACATGTTTAGGTATAGCTTTTTCTACTACCCTATATAAACTATTTTGATCTTGACTCGGCAAATCCTTTCGGGGTGTGTGTTTTATTTTCTAAAGGAGCCCCATCTAAAAGGGCTTTCTCTTCTTCTATTCTTTTTAATATCTCAAAAGCATCCATGATGCAAAGCTTCTTGGTAGCCGCTGCATTCTTTAATCTATCCGCAGCCAACTCATCGTCTTTATCAAACTTTATGATATCTTCTTTAGCTACCTTAACTAACTGTCGCACAGCCTTTTCGCCCGCCTCTATGATTTGTAATTTAATCTCCTTGGTGTCCATCTTCTTCGGCGCTTTTTTTCATTTCCGCTAAAGCCTCTTCATACCCAGGCATTAGTTTTAAAAGGTTTAAGGTACCCACAGCCAACTCCCTGGTTTGCTGCTCCTCTAAGATAAGCTTTTTTAAATTCTCTGTTAGCGCCTCTGTATTTACTTTTAGTGAGGCTATATTTTTCTGTACTCCCATATTAATTAAATTTATAAAACATTACAAAAACTTTGCGCCCCTCTTTCCAGGAGACGTTAGGATACTTGCTGTGAAAGTATGAAGAAGGATAAGATATCAGTCTGTTTTTTTCATACCCTACTACTGAGCTCAACCTCCACTTATCTAAATCTTCCGCGTCTACTCTAATCATACTATTGTATTCTTCGTCGGAGATATCGTGGGGCAACTCCTTACCATACCTATGGTGCTCCCATAAAGCGGTGCCATGCAGATCTTCCCTCTCTCGGGGAGAGAGATATAAAACTATAGCCCTGTCTGGCTTCTGCCCATTAATATTCAAATCGGAATGTATGCGCCAGGAGATATCGAGCTTATCGGTAGCCTCTCTAAAGAAGGACAATATATTCACCAAAGGGCGCTTCTCTATATCCGCTAACTTTTCTATTACGTAGTCGGCAAAACCTACAGGAGATTCTTTTACATAGAAATCTTTTTCTCCCACCACCTGCTTTTTAAAACGCCCGTCAGATAAATATCTATCTACTATATCTAATATAGGTCTCTCAATAAAATCGTCCACGATATATATCATAGTATCAACATTATGTTATTAGTAAACATCCTATATAGCTTCTCCCCATCTACATAAAAGGGGTACTCGCTTTCAGGTTCAAAAGATATCTCGTCCCCCTCCTTTACTCCTAAAGCTTTTAACTCTGCGTTTCCATGCTTAAGTATCCCTACGAGAGGTTCTTCTCCACGCTTATATATAGAAGACTCCTTTGCGGGGATAGGTTTTACAAAGCAATACTTATCGTGAGCGTTCCACCGTGTACCGTTATGGTACATAAAGAACTGATCCATCTCTACGAAGAACATATCGTCACGGAAATAACTCTTCCCACTTTTCTCCCTCCCCCTCATATCGTTATAATACTTAAATACATTGTGGTGCACGAGAAGCCTGTCCCCCTTTTTTATGGGGCCAGAATATTTTAGTGGTGTTTCCACTACGGTAGCAAAACGATTTGATGCGGTGTGGTCTTCTTTAGACACACTGGTAATAAAATCTACCCCCCCTATCTCCTTAATATTGTCGTACCTCCTTTCGTTGTATGCCTTTACTATAAAGCTAAAAGGAGATTGCATTAAAAATTGATATTAAATTCTAAAGAAATGGGTAGAGTTTTTCTAAACTCTTTCCACAAATATACCTCTTCAGATTTCTGTATCCAAATTTTATACCCTTCGTTATGGTCCTGTATAAGATGTATTTTATGGCTTCCGCCTAAGACGTCTTGACCTACGATATAATGCATGGCGCCAGACTTATAGTCTGCGCCGATTGATATTTTCCTGATGTCCATTTCATTTTATTTAAGTTATACCGATCCGCTAAATTTAAGAACTATCCTCGCCACAAAAGAACCATTTACGCCACCAGTAGTAGCCCTTACCGTAGCGAAAAAACCATAACCCGGCTCAAGTATTTCGGTGCCAGTAGTGCTTATTGTCATGTTTTGAGTACTGTTTAAAGTCCCCGCTGTAATAACCTCCGTCCATGTAGCAGCTGGGACCGCTTCATAAATGCTATGACCACTAAGGGGACTCTTCCAGAGAGTAACAAAAAACGTGTCCGAGTATCCGGAACTGAACATAATTGCGGCGTCACATAGGGTGTGGTTAGGATAAGATGTTGCACACCCTGAAAGAGAGCTATTTGCATAAACCATACTCATAGCGTGTTGATCATCCGAAGGACCTGTTGAGGAAGGAGCAGTCGCTCCAAAATTATAACCCCAATTTGAGGTGTTAGGTTCAACCCCCGCACTACCCGCAGCACTGGACATATAATAATTACCCGCCGTCATGACTATTTTTGTGCTTCCTACACCTATAGTCTGAACCCACTCTGGCGCTCCTCCCGCGGCGGCCCATGTTCCGTCACCCTTTAAAAAATTAGCAGTATTTCCAGTGGCATCCGGAACGTGACCGACAGCGGGCCCGCCTCCAAAAGCATTAGACTGAACCTGAACCGCTCCCGTAGTTGGTGATATTTTTATAGCGTCTGTTAGCCCTGCAGAGGTTCCTGAAGCGAGCACACTCACGGAGCTTACTGCTCCCGTAGGCGTTACCCACGTTCCGTCTCCACGCAAGAAGGTGCTGGCTGTACCTCCCGCGGGCACACACCCTATAAGAGAGGCTCCGTTATAGATATTCTGTCTTACAATAACACCCCCCACACCAGGGGCAATAGTAATAGGGTCTGCAGGAAATGCTGCAACAATAGGTGGTGTTGTACTAACACTCGACACCCCAATCGTTGAAAGGTCTGCCCAAGAAACCCCTGTAGCTGTAGAGGTAAGGACTTGTCCTGATGTACCTGTACCTGAGCCATCGCTTAGACTACCTGGAAGATTAATTCCTGATGTTGCAGGAGTACCCCCGTTACCACTAAACTCATTTGTTCCAGACCACACGTTATTGGCCAAAGATTGTATTGTAGAGCTGGCTGAAAAAGTAGTGAGAGAGCTTCCTATAAACTGAATCCCTATTGCTGTCGCAGTATTACCTGCTGTAAGAACTTCTTGCAGTGTAGGCATAGAAGCTGTTGGGATTCCTGTAGACCACTCTACTCCTGTCCCTGCTGCATCAACAGTAAGAATGGATCCTATAGCTCCAGTAGAGCCAGTGGAGTCATTTATTTCAGCTGTTGTCCCGAAGTTTAAAACCGAACTTCCTCCAGAAAGGTTTATGTTTCCGGACGTTGTAATATCACAACCTGCCGCTAAAGTCATATCGGTATTGGTGCTTAAAGCTAACACCTGCGCCGCACCAGACATATTAATACTTCCCGTAGTATCAATATCACAGTTGTCCATTACAAAGCCCAGTGTTGTATTAGAGTCAACCGTTATCACATCCTGTAGGCCTTGAGCTCCTGCAGCAGCGATCCATTGGATACCTGTTCCTGTAGAGCTAAGTATCTGCCCTGCAGAACCTGGAGCCCCTCCAGCAAGAATCTGTGTTGGATAGATATATCCGTTTACCGTAATGTTTCCTGTAAGGCTTATATCGCCAGCAGCGGTTCCTCCCGTGTTAGTTGTTGGCGTGTCTAAAACAGACTGAAGATCTTGTAAGCCTCCAGATGCAGTGATATCAGATATTTTAAACGATACCGTGCGGTTGTCATCGCTGGTATCTGTACCAATAACAAAGTCAGACGCGTTAGGCGTAACTAAAGGATAGACGGTAGTGTTTTCAATTTTAGCCATGGCTTAAGCGTTTACAAGTCTGTACATAATATCAAAAGTGAGGGTACCATTACCAAGGGTGGGGTTTGCAGTTTCACACGCAAACAATAAATTGTCTCCACCCACGGCTGTAGTATACGTATTCCCGTAACTGGTGGCATAGTTGGTAGGTAAAGAAAAAGCGTAGTCAGCAGCTTTAGCATTCATATACCCCCTTGGTATACCGCTAAACAAATTCGGATTAGCCACACCTCCCAGACCTAAGACAAAATCATTGGGTGCATCATAACCCGTGGTATTAAATGTGTATTTTACCAGCACCGATATAGGCTGGATATGTTTAGTAGCAACTCCTTGGATAAGAACGACAGGCATGGAGAAAGAGTTTAATATCTCCGTTGAAGTAACCATAACACTGGTAGTATACGTATTGGCGTTGAGATAAGACTTTACCCCGCTCATCAATACCGTCTTCGTTTTATTCGAATCGGTAGCGTCGGTTAATATAAGAAGGTCGTTATCTTCAGGTGTTACTGTAGGGTATACTGTAGTGTTACTTATCTTCGCCATTTTCTTTTTGCTTCACCTCCCCGGTTTCCAAGTTGATGACGGCATCCTTTCCATAGGTTTGCATCAAGCCCTCTTCCGCGGTTTGGAACTCGCCCTTTAGCTCTTGCACTCTTAACACAAGACCATGCTTCTGTAGAGTTAAATCGCCCAGTTGAGTTTTAATTGTGTTGAACTCAGAGTTGAGATCGTTTAACCTCTTTAACTCTGCATCTGTAATCTTTTCCATTGTAATAGATTTAAGTAAATATTACAGCAAAGATAAGGTTTATTTATTTTCTTTTGAACTGCCCCCAAAGAAAAAGTCTACTATGGTATTTACCTTGGCACTCATAGCTCCAAATATCGTAGAGATAAATCCTATCTCATACTCCGAAAGCACGACGTCGTGGAAGACAAAGTATTTAAACATAATATATGAGAGAGTAAAATATGCTATAGTAAATAAAGCGGCTAAGATTTTTTGTATCAAAGCGTCGTCTTTATATAACGACCTGGCATCCTTACGGTCCTCCACCTCTTTAGCAAAAGCTTCACGCTCCGCCTCCAAGAGGATCTTCTTGAGCTCTAACTTCAGAGTCTCCTTCTCCTCTTTGGTGGTGATAATCTCATCGAGGATACATTCGGCATTCTCTACCACCTTTCCAAAAATACCGCCTAAGAAATTATTCATCATAGTCTGTATATTTTATCATAACCTTCTCTCCCCTCTCCAAAGCTTTCGCCACCAGAGGATAAATCCTTTTATAAGCATTACGACTCTTCCCAACCCAACCGTTTTCAGTGACGATATTATTTTCTTGAGAATCCCCCACGATGAGACAGCCCGCAGTATGTTCATCAGTATTACCGGTATGTATAAGAATATACTCAAAATTAGGAACATCAGTGATATGAAGCATGCCACGATGAATATCAGGATATTTTTTATTGTACTTCGCATGCAACCCACCTTTCTTTCTAAATTTTATTTCATATACCCCAGCTGGGATACGCGTTTCTCCTTTTACTTTTAAAGCCTGGTACTCATCCTCCAAGGTGTAGCACAAGAAAGATCTCCCTACAGGCGTCGTTTCAAAAAGGAGTCCGGAGGTAGAGTCGGCTTGGGAGCTGAATCGTATTACCTCGAGCTTCATTTTTTTTCGAAGATCTTAGATATCTTATATCCCGTATAGGCTATAGCCAGAAGTAAAGATATAAATTGTAAAAACTCATTACACTGGGTTAGAGTAATCCCCAACGCTCCTCCGTTAGCCGCGATAACGCTTACCGTATCTCTCACTTCTTGTCCCATTTATTTTGTGTAAGTATAAAAAAAATCTTCCGGTCCCGTAGTTGTTGTTGTCCAGTAGTTCATAGGATCAAAGATAATACAATTATCTCCCCCTTTTCTTAGGAGGGATAACTCCTTTTGATCGAAATTTATTTCCAGGGATCTTAATCTCATCACAGAGATTTTTATGAGATTTAGTTGTCATCCCCTTAATAGCCGCTATAGTACGTGGAGTGTCTCCAATCCAAGAGACTATACACACCGTACCGTCGTCGTTCCACGAAGCAGTATCCCAACTATCCTGACGTACCTGGCTCCAATCGATGAGCCTGGCGTTAGCTACACTAAGCTCCGTATAAACAATGTCTTCTATTCCTATCATGGCGTGTCAAGTTGTATTATAGGGACGTTTCGAGGAATAAGGTCGTTTACCGTTCCATTCGGAGCTACGTTAGGTAGCGTTATTAATGAAGGCTCCAACCCATTCATCCTCCACCAACGCTCTAAGTTCCCACCGCCCACTTGCGTTACGGTGACGTTAGTTATTACGCAGTCTACGTTAGTGTCATTCCTCTTGATAGAGAAATAATCTGATCCGGTAGCCGTTAGAGTCACAGTATTAAATCCTTCGTCTAAACTTGAGGACTCGTCCCCTCCAACATAAACCTTTATCTTACCACTCCCCGGAGCGTAAGCTACATTACATGTTACAGTATAAGATTTCCCAGGCGTTATAATCCCTAACTGCTGTAATTCCAAAACAGGGCTTAAAGTATCCGCTACAAATCTTGCACCTCCAACACCACCATAAAATTCAACATAGTGAGTAGCATCAGTATTTTCAACAGTCCAATCTTGTCCGACCTCCTTAACTGAGATACTGCTTATAGTTACAAAGTCGGTTGTTGAGCCGTTATAAGTTCCTATTCTGAAATTCCAATAACCACTCGAAGAAGAACTTGTAAAGTAGAAAGTTTGTGGTGTTCCAGTTATAGCAGTTGGTATTGTAACATAAGCCGTACCATTATAGTATTGTAATACGTTTGAATCAGTTAAAGTTGCTGAATATATTGTGTAAGTTACTTTGTATGACTTACTATCATGCGCAACATCTATTTGACTTACACGATTATCATTCCCAGTTCCATTGACTGTTGTGATTGTTAATCCGTTTGCATCAAATTTAGCTGCTTTTAGTGGTGTACCATCATCAATCCAATCCTCTCCGAGTTCTTGGATGGAGATATTGTCTAAGGTAATATCTGAATTTAGAGTGTTATTCCTAAAGATAGATATTTGATTTGAAGCTTGAGTGAAGTAATAA